TACGCCACCCTCGGCTTAAGTGGCCAAGCTGCCTCCGTGATACAGAAGATCGCATTGGGGATAAAGAGTGATGCACAACGTGATTCCATACATCCTATTAGGGTTGATCGGTGGGGTGCTCGGTTCAGCATATTTCATTGTTGATATGCTCAAGCAGGAGTTGAAGACCGGCACTGTCGCCATGGGGCGTCGAGTGTACAAGGTTGTTGAAGTAAAGGAGTTTAAACGCAATGGATGACATCACATTTTCAGACGGCCTATTGCTGGCTTACTTTCTACTGAGTGGCTTTTACGCTGCGTTCATAGTGGGCGGTAAAACCACCAAACTGATTATTTTGTGGCTGTTCTGCCGCACTGCAAAGTTAGAGGACTTGGCCTGGAAGCTGTTTACCATCATAGAGATGAGATACGGCAAGTTGAAGGGGCAGCAAAGCTATACGATTCAGGGTAAAGAATACTCTGTACGGATCATGAGGAAGACGCCTGAGCCTGCATCTGCTTCCCCAGAGCCTAAAACATAAGCATCCCCTTCAATGACAACTTCAGCGCCTCTCGTGGGCGCTTTATCATTTCTGAATTGCCCATCAAAGAGTAGCCACAATGGATTTCAAACGCTTTCTTTCTATCAAAAAGCCCTGCGCAAATTGCCCGTTCCTAAAAGAGAATGGCATTGAGATCGGGGAAGAGCGTCTTGCGGAAATAAAACAGTCATTGCTAGACGACGACATGACACCGTTTCAATGCCACAAGACAACCCACCCCACTGGTGGCCACCACGATAGTGAGGGCGTTTACCACCCTTCAGGAAAGGAGAAGCATTGTGCTGGGGCTATGGGCTTCCTGTATGCAAAGGGGCGCATGAACGTGCCCATGCGTATTGGCTTGATGTCTGGAGTGCTTTCTATTTCCGAATTGGAAGAAGTCGTCCCTTTGATTATGCTGGGTGATGATTTGTAAGCGGAATACAATCATTTAGGTGATCTGAAACTGATCAAACGAACCGTCAAAACGAAAAATCTGTAAGATAGGTATTTACCTACCTACTTATATCAACTATAGTCTCTCTCGTTTTCGGCGGGACGCGATTATTTTAAATTTAAAATAAATGCAAACGACACTCAGTACCTGGCAGTAGCGTAATAGCCAAACACCAGCAGGGTCATTCTCCAGCCCTGTTATCGAAATGGAGCAGACTGAGCGAGTCTGATTACGGAACGCAGGGACGGTGGCTACGGCCACCCGACCGATGGGGTAACGAGATGGGTGGCGGTATTTCCGACATGAACACCCGGTTTTCAAAGGCACTTCCGCCCATCTCGTTACGTCATTCCATATTACTTATGTCATTTATTCTTGGGTTGAATAATCGTAGACGTAGCCCGGCTGGCATGGTTAGCCAGCACAAATTCAAGGACCGATATGCAAGACGTTGATGAGCTAAAGCACGCGGCCGCAACTCTCTTTGCCAAAGCTATTCGGCAGTACCGTGGTGATTACGGCTCCACGACAACTGTAGAGGCGTTAAAGCAAGGGGGTTCGACGATGATCATGGGCAGCGACGGAACTATATCGGTTCACAAAGATGGTGTGTTGAGAGTGCGAATGGGTAGCCTTGTTGGTGATGATTAATGATTCCATACATCTCAGATTATAGATCCACACCTCGCACCTAACCTTGGTGCTCGTGACAATATTTTTAGCTTTGCAGTATCAATGCCCCTCGAAGGGCTACATAAAATACAAAGGAAAAACACATGTCAGAAGTCAAAAAGGTTATCACCGCGTCCGACCGTTCAGCCAAAGGCGTTGTTAAAGCTGTTGCCGACCTGAGTAAGGTTGCAGTAGAGCTGACAGCTCTGGCGCAGTCTAACGTCACCCTGGCTGAAGAAATTGAGTTTAAGCAGTCCCAGCTGGCCGACCTGGATAACCAGATCAATACCAAAGAGCGTGAAGGTGCTGCCCAGCTGCGTCTGCGTGTTATCGAAAACGAAGACCGCGTACTGGCTGACCTGATGAAAGCTCGCGGCCTGGCGACCATCTCCGTTGTAGACCTGAACCAACTGAACACTCGTGCGGTGAACGCTGAAGCAGGCAACGAGCAGGCGGTTGAAGAAGCGCGTACCTCTGCATTCCGCCAGGCTGACTCCAATGCCAAGGCGCAGATTGCTCAGCTGCAGGGCGACCATCGTGTAGAAATGGCCGAGCTGAACGCAAACAGCAAAGCGAAAGACAACCGCATCGAGTTCCTCGAAGCGCAGGTGACTCAGCTGCAGGGCGAAGTGAAAGCTGAACGTGACACTCGTCTGGAAATCGCTAAAGCGGAATCTAACCGCCAGGGCGTTACTGTTAACACCGGTAAGAACTAAGTTGCGTGTCTGTTCCCCTCCGGGGGAACAGCACATCGTAAAGCGGGTTGGGTTTATTTATTCACTTAAAGACTCCGCTAACAGTCCCTCAGCCCGCTCTACGCTGTGTACGCAGCAGATTATGTCTGCATTCGGTAGCTGACATCGTCGAACTCCAAACCTTACTTATAGCGCAAATACCAAAGGGGCTTCGGCCCCTTTTTTGTTGAGGCAAATATGGCAAGAATGAACGATTGGGATGCTTTTGAAAGGTACAAAGCACAATTACGGGGCTATGAAGATCACGCCAGCAGTCGCTTCAGCACAAGGATGCCGGCCTGCTTAACGGAAGCGTTTGAAAGGTCGATGATGAACGGCGATACCTCTTTCACTTACCAGCATATCCAATACAAAAACACCATGCCTGGCCGGTTCATTCAGGTGGTCGGAGATAGCAGGGAAATTCGCCCACTTAGCAGTATGCAGTTACGCACTAACTTTCTGAGCAGCCGTGAGCGCTATAATGTTGCTCATATGCCAATGGTGCCTCCCACATTTGAAGAAAATCCATCAGACCCTCTCGTAAGCAGAGCGTTTAAAACCGTCGCACTTTCTTCCTTCGTTGCCATTTCAATGTCCACGCTGGATCGCAGAGGGCGTCATTTCACGCTCTACTTTGCAGACAAATTTATAGACGAAGCCGTCAGCTTCAGCCCGATCTTCTTTGAATCTAAGGACGCACGAGTGCCGGACAACGCACCGGCTGAAGAATATCTAACCTGGCCACGTCGCACAGGCAGAAACGAGTTATTGGCTCGATTTACCAGCTAAAATTAATAGGTAGTGACCTACCAAGTATTATTAGCTATTCTTGTCACGAATTTATCAGGCAATGGACGCCTACACACTCACGAAGGGAATCAAAAATGTCAGAAGTTAAACTGCCAGAGTACCAAAGCATCAAGGTGGTTGGCGCCGCAAAAATAGCTTCAATCACCGGCACCGCAATCGGCCTGAGTCTCCATAAAAGCATCGTTGAGATTGAAGTTGGCCGAGCCTGGGTAGCTCGCCATCAGCCAGAAGTCGGTGGCTACTTTGTTCGTTATGAAGACGGCTACGAATCATTTTCACCGGCAGAAGCATTTGAGAAAGGCTATCTGGCGCTCGCAGACGCAGGTTTGGCCGCTACATATGGCGTCTCATTTGGTATCGCCATCGAGCTGCTTAAAGAGGGTGATCGTGTGGCTCGCAAGGTCTGGAATGGCAAAGGGATGTGGCTTGAGCTGCAACGCCCGGACGAACACAGCAAGATGTCGCTTCCGTACATATTCATGCGTACTGCAGACGGGCAGAACGTACCGTGGCTGGCCAGCCAGACCGATATGCTCAGTGAAGATTGGGTGATCGTGAAATGACAGACCCAGAACTGGAACAGCAGCTGCTCGACAAAGGACTAACCGCACCGCGCGTTACGCTGGAACACATCGAGAGCTTAATTGCTGAAGAGCATTATTTCTCAGCTTACGATGGCATTCGATCAGCTAACCAGGGCGTCGATGCAGCTTGGTGGGCTAACACAGCCGCCGACCGTCATACGTTTTGCTATTTGCTACTGACCAACGGTTACACCGTCACGGGCGAGAATGCCTGTGTTAGCAAAGAAAACTTTGATCCTGAGTTGAGCCGCCAGCTGGCGCGTCGCAACGCGATAACAAAAATTTGGCCTCTTGAGGGCTACCTTCTAAAACAAACATTGAGTGATGAACAGAATGGTAAAAGTGAAAATTTATGGCAAAGAACAGTGCGCCTACTGCAAAAACGCAAAGGAGCTGGCCGCACAACTACAGAGTCAGGGCAAGCTGACGTTTGAGTACATCGACATCCAGGTCGCCGGGATCGGTGCGACGGAACTAAGTGAGCTTGTTGGCAAGCCGGTTAGACAAGTACCCCAGATCTTCGTTGATGACAAACCGGTGGGCGGTTACAATCAGTTTTCGGCGATCATGTATTAAGAGAAGGCTCCAATGGAGCCTTTATTATAAGGTGCAAAAATGATACCTATTAACGATCATGAAAGACAAGGCTTTAAAGATTACTTAGTAAGTATTGATGGAAAAGAATTCTTGTGTCGTAAAATTGGAGTTGAATCCTATGTTGCCGTAAGCGAGCTTTCCGCCTTTCTAGACTTACCAATAGAAATAGAAGACTGGAGATTAAAGCGAAACCCTGCTGAAATAAAAATGCCTGAAGTTCACGAGTTGCCTTTTTATCTAAAGAAAAAACCATTTTTTAATTCTAAAGATGCAGAAAGGACAATTAAATTTATCAAGTCTGAAGATCTCCCTTTATATGCAGAAAGTGTTGTACAGGCTTGGCCACATTATTATAGCAATCATTCTTCGAAGCTATTAACTATAACGATCCTTCTTAGGGCAAAATTGCTGAACTTAGATCCTTGATAGTGCGATTAGCCTGCTAAATTAGGATGGCAGGCATTAACCAGAAACCCCTAATCATTTGAATCTGGGTTTTGTTCTTCAAGCTGCTTCAGCCTTATCGCCGATGAAATATTCGAACATTTTTTTATAACAACTTCGAGAACCTTATATAGTTTGGTAAAGTCATAGTTTTTAGAAGCATTACCATTTTTACTTAGAGACATAAACTTGCGCGTGTAGTAATCTTTATTTTCAAGCGAGCCTTGATAAGCATCGGCTTCTTTTTTAAAGTTAGTCCATCTTATGGTTGCGGTATCATACTCTGTATAAGTTAAATCTAAGTAGCATTCTATCGCTACTGCCCGACCATTTATATTTTCTCTGGTTAAACCATGCGGCCCAAACGCTGGAAAAGAGTTAAAGTCCTCAAGGTCTGGCAAGTGCATACAAGCCATATTGCCTGGAAGGCCAAGCTTGCTAATTTTATTGTATGCTTCTATCCCCTCACAATCATTGTCCAACACAAATATAATTAAGTTTTGAACATCAATTTTAACAAGCCCATCAGCGAATTTTATGAGATTCCCGGTGCCGGGAAAAGGATGACCTGCATTCATATCTATAAACTTAAAAAAATCCATTACATCTGGCTTCAAAAGTGAAAATGCTTTTTCAAGTATATGTGCATCAGAACTTCCCTCCGTCGCAACAAGATATTTGTCTAGTCTTCCTGCTCCTGATTTGACATCTTGAATATTAGCCCACCCGTTACTCACAAGGGGGCCATAATCCCACTCAACGTATTCATTAAGATTTGCGGGATTTTCGGCTAATACTCTTAGAGTAGAGTAAGGATGAAAAATATTTATCATATCTACAAAGCAGGTTCTTGCGGTATAACAATCTGGAAAGCTAATTCCATAATATGGCAATCGTTTTACAAGAGATTCGTCAAATATTTTTTTAAATTCACCCACCCTTTCCTCTCGGCTTTCTTCCAACTTATAAACGTGCTCTAAATCCGATAGGTTATATGACTTTACGAAATCGACGAACTCAGTGAAGTTCATTAAAGGTTGTCTATCGCCATAAATCTCTTGTAAAAATTCTGAGTGATAGTCTCCCTCACTTTCAATCTTCTTCAAGACAAAGTCATATTCTTTTTCGGCATTTTCTAAAGTAAAACCGAGTAAGTCGAGACGAGAAATGACATCTTTTAATTTCCGCCTAAATATTGAACGATACAATTTACCATCTTCGCTATTTATATAATCCTCTTCGTCTTTGAGTTCTTCAATTGAAGGCGGTCTAATATAATTGTCAGACTGTTGGAAAAGCTTGCCGTGATCATACCCTAGCAAGTTCTTACTCCAGTCTAAGGTGGCTTCCTTGATGGTTAAAGAGATTTCGGTACCCACATAAGCTCCTTACGGAAAGTGGTCAAGGTGCCATACTGCCCTTGACTCCATTCTCAAAAGTTTACCATCTGTCATAGCGAAAAGAATCAAGAAGTAAAAGATTACCACTTTTATGATTCCATACTTATATAGTATGGAATCATTCTAAAATCCGAGCTATGCTGACCTTAAAAAAGAGGTTTCGCATATGCGCAGTGATTTTGATTTGGCCAAGGCAGCCGAGAACTGTTCCGCAGAGACGATCGCATTTTTGCAGAACGTCATCGAGTCGCCGCTGAACCAACTGGAAGATTTCAGTGATCCCGACCCAGCATTCAGGAAAGCATTTATGCTTTTCACTCGGCTATCTTTGCTAGTGACGCGCCGCCGTCCTGAGCTTGGTGTCCACTGTATTTTGATACACGTTTTGCCAAAAATTGGCGATCTCCCTCTATCTAAAATCAACAAGGTGGTCGTTAACCGGCTAACAAACCCGCTAATCATGGAAGGCAAAATTGTTCAGGGTAAACGTGTCTTTTCCATAATGAAGCAGTTCCTTGCCTGGTGTGTGTTTCAGGGGTATCTGGAGAACTCACCAGTTGGCGACATTCCACTGAACAAAGTTGGTGGCTCAAACCCTAAGCCCAGGGAACGTACTCTGACAGACGCTGAAATCTGGGTATTCTGGCATATATGGGATTACTTCGAAGTTTGCGAGGTGACGCGCTGGGCTGCCAGATTAACGCTTGCTGCTGCTCGTCGCCCTGACGAAATCCTCCGTGCCAAAACTGCTGAATTTGATCTAACCAATAACATTTGGAACCAGGGTCGCCGCAACAAGTCGAATCGTGATCACCGGCTGCCGATCAGCCCTATTATGAGACTTTGCATCGAGCATCTGCTTGCCGCGGGTGAAGGTAGCGAATGGCTATGCCCATCAAACAAGAAAGCTGGGCGCCCGATGTCAAAGGTGGCCATAAGCCAATCCCTCCGTCGAATCCTCGAAACTCCAGAAATGCAGGGGCTTGAGCCATTTACGCCGCGAGATCTCCGCAGGACTGCCAGGAGCTGCCTTGCAAGTTTGGATGTACCTAGTGATGTATCAAGAAAGGTTTTAAATCAAAGCCTTGAAGGTATAGACCGAGTATACGATAGGCACGACTATATAGATCAGATGCAAGAAGCACTGTACAAATACTCAGTATTTTTGTTTAATATAGTCGAAAGCGAGGGAGTGGAGGAGTTGAGCCACAAATATAAAGGCGACCGTCTGGATCTCTCAAACAGTCGCCTTGGGCTTGGAGTCGTTAACTTTCGATTGCAGCAAGTATCTTCTTGAGCTTTTCATCTGTTAGAGTGCCGGATGATTTAGTTACATCTCTCAAGGCATTGATTATTTGGCGCTCTTCTTCACTCAGGCTAGGGAGGTTGTTCTTTATGAATTGGTGGATGACCGGGTATCGTTCTTCCAGCACCAGCATCATGAAGCGGGTCTCGTCTGTGCCAAGAGCTTCAGCAAGTAGTGATACTTTTTCCAATGGCATCGGCAATCGGCCGGTTTTAATGTTGGAAAGATTGTTTGCGTTTTCGTAGCCGATCTCAGATGCGATCTGAGTCTGGGACTTTGGGGATGTCAAAATTAGCCCCTCAATAAACGCCGAAATGCGGTTACCTTTTTTAGCGACCATAATAGTTTTTTCCTGCTTACTTATGCGAAATAATTATTAATAGAGAGGTGTCATTTGCACCATTGCCCTGAGTGTATTACCGGCTAGAAAGTAAGTAAAGGGTTATCCCTGCATAACGATAAGTAACTCACTAACTATTCAGAATTTGCCCATCAATCAAGGCGTAATGAGAATTATTTTTGATATAAAACCTTTGATTTTTGTTACATACCGTATAAGATGCCGCCTCATTAAATAAGAACTGTCTCAAAGGTTTGTTATGGATGATTTAATTGCCTCCATGAAGGCACTTGGCGTAGGTATGATTATCGCTGTTCCTTACCATTTAGTTTCGGACATTATCCTTCGCTGCAACGGTATTGACATTGACTGCGGAGATGACGCTGTCGCATGTTTCCACATCAGCATTGCGCAAATGAAGTACACCCTTGCCTGCACTGGCGAAACCAATCTGGTCACACGTTTTCTTTAATTCTCTTTAGCCTTTCTTAAAATCCAAACCTTGTTAATAGCCTGCGCGTTAATGGTCTCATTCATTGCGCGCAATGTTATTATCACCACTCAGAAAACAAATTGTTTTCATAAACAAGAAATGGAAAAGCGCATGAAAAACAAACAAAAAATTAGAAAAGAGGTTCAGGTATTTCGCGAAAGTGTTCGCAAGGTTGTTGTCATGCTCTCCGGTAAAGACATTCCTGTGGCAGAACGTGGCAGCCGCGCATACGTCGAATACAACAAAGATGGGACGCCTTGCATGGTGAACCTGCCCTCTCTACCAGATGATGCCACTGATGGCCTCATGAACGCGATCCGTGGCTTCCTTGACCATGAAGTCGCCCACCTCCTTTTCACCGACTCGAAGCTGGCATTTAAGCTGCTCGAAAAGAAAGATAGCCCAGCTTTTCACCTCTGGAACGCTGTAGAAGACACTTTCATTGAACGACGCATGGGGGAGGTTTTTTCTGGCTCTAAACGCAACCTTGTTAATACGCAACGTCATGTAATTGATAAACTTTTCGTTCCGAAAGTGGATGATGCACTAAGGGCTTTATCTCGTAACCCGCGGGATCTCTTTCTTAAGTTCCTGTTAATGCCAGCTTTACGTGCCTGGGCGGGACAAACGCCTTTTCTTGAGTTCATGGAGCCGTATTGGGCTTATGTTAGCGATCCTGTATCAAAGCTAACTAAAGCTGGTGTGCCGGCTGCTGTGCCATTGTTAATGAGTACCGAAGACTGCATTAAGCTGGCAGGCCGCATTTCACTGGCTTTAAAGGAAGACATGGAGAAGCCAGAAGGCAAATCTGGGTCTGGTGATTCAGAAGAAAACGATAAAGAAAATGACTCGCCTGATGATATAGGTAGTGAACAACCTACTAAATCAAATGATGAATCTGTTAGTGATAAGCAGGGGAGCGAAGAGGAAATGCAGGAAGAAGAAGAGCCTGCTCCTGTAAATAATAGTAATAAGGATAATATAAAAGATAAGGAAGAAGGCTCTGAAGCAAACTCAGACTTCAGCAACGCTAATGACTCCCAGCCTGAAGATGGAGACGATGAACCTGATCAGTCTCAGGGTTTTGGTGGATTTGAGGGAGACTCAGATGACAATTACTCAGACAGTGAGCATCCCGAAAATGGCTCGGTTGCTGATGATGCGGATTCAACATCCAGCCCAGTTGATCAACAAAGCTCACCTGGTGATTCAGATACTGATGGTAGTCAGGAAGCCACTCAGGGCGATTTAAGCGAAGAGGAAGGTGCAAAGGGTGATATCCCACTGGACGCTGCGTTTAAGGCGCTGGAAGGCACTGAGGTGGCTCCAGAGCAGGGTATGGAGGAAGCGCTCAACGAGGTAATGGCAAACGAGCTGAAAGGGGTGCCAAAAGGTTCATATCGCCCTTATCAACGCTCCTACGACTATATTGGCCCGATCGATGATGCCGAGAACCACCTTCGCAAAACCCATAAAGCCTTTGGCCGCATCCATCTTAATCGTGGCTTGAAGAATTGGCGTATCGATGATGAAGGTACCAAATTGTTTGCCTCGAATGTCGAGCATCGCCTCGCTGATGGGTCTGCGTCAACACTGGCCAAAGACCTTGAACGAGCCATTGCCAGTCGTAATAAAGTCCAGTTCATACCCGGTCAACGACGCGGAAAGGTGCATAGCGCCAATTTATACCGGTTGTCTATGAACGATGACCGAGTATTCCGTCGCAAAGAAGACCATAAGGCTGTAAATGCTTGTGTTCAGCAGGTTCTCGACTTATCAGGATCGATGCAAGGCTCGAAAGTTTGGCTCGCTCTGGCTTGCGCCTACACAATTTCTGACGCGCTTGATCGCATCAATGTCCCGAACATCATTACCGGATTTACAACTGCAGGTTGTGATGTTGATGCAGCGAGGAAGATGGGTCGCGGCTACAACCGCTATGAATCATTAATGCTTCCCACTATTAAGGGTTGGCACGAACGAGCAAACACACCCACTACGCGCAAACGCTTAGGCTGCTTGTCAGAGAGATTCCCCCTTGAAGACAACGTTGATGGCGAATCAATTATGGCTTTGGCTCAGCACTTTGCAGGCCGCACTGAGGATAAGAAAATCATGCTTGTCATGAGTGACGGTGCACCAGCTGGGATCGGCCATGACTTCAGCGACCATCTGAAAGCAGTGGCGGAGTCTATTGAAGGCAGTGGTCTTATTGAACTAATGGGTATCGGCATTCTTACGGATGCTCCCAGCCGGTTCTACAAGAACCACGTTGAGGTTAAAAAAGTGGAGGACCTGGGCGCCACTGTTGTGAGGAAATTGTCACAATTGATACTTGGCTAAATCATGCCTATAAAGATAAGTAGGCAGCTACTTATCTTTTTATCTTAAAATTATTACTATAAGCACCAGATAAACAAAAACGAGATAGGAAAAGCACATGAGCGCCGTCCAAGTCCAAGACACCCCAGCGAAGGAAACCATCACCTGCCATTGGTGTTCTTGCGAGTTCCACCACCTTAAATCGCATCTGCAGGGCAAATGCACCGGCATTCCTGAAGAACATAAGAGCAGTGCCGTAGAAGACATCATTTCGGCGTACACCACTCAGTTCCCCGATGCGCCAACGATTTCACCTTTGGCCATTAAGACAATTCAGGCTCGTAAGCAGGAAATTCAAGCAGCTGAGAGCAAAGCGCCGACCGTTAAGGTTGGGTACATCGGCACTGAGGAATACAAAATCGAGATGGTGGCGGCGCACGAGCTGCTTGGCGTAGATCTTAAAAACCTATCTACCGCGCTGAACCAGCCCCTCAAGGTATCAGTAAACGTAAACACTCCATTCCCAGAGTTCGTTCCGGTGGCCAAAGACAACTACGTATACGGTGACTTCGAGCTTATCAAAGATGTTCTGATGATGATGGAGCTGGGGATTCCAGGCTATCTGTGGGGTCATGCTGGCACTGGCAAAACCTCTCTCCCAACTCAACTTTGCGCTCTGATGAATCGGCCGGTCATCCGCTCGCAGCACACCGCTTCGACGGAAGAAGCGCATATTTCCGGGCAGATTCTGGCACGAGACGGTTCGACTTATTTTGAGCCTGGCTTGTTGGCACTGGCAATGCGTCACGGCTGGGTATATCTGGCAGATGAATACGACTTCGCATTCCCTCAAATTTTGGGCATCTACCAGCCAGTGCTGGAGGGTGAAGGGCTTGTCATCAAAGAAGCTACCCCAGAGTGGCGCCGCGTTGCACCGCACAAACGTTTTGCTTTCATCGCCACCGGCAACACAAACGGATCTGGAGATGAGACAGGACTGTATCAAGGTACAAACCTGCAGAACGCCGCCAATTTCTCCCGTTTTGGAATTGTCTCGAAAGTTCATTACATGAGCCAGCGCGCCGAAACCAACATGCTGGTCAAGGCAGGCGCTACAGATGATTTCGCTCAGAAGCTGGTGCGCTTCGCAACGCTCATTCGTGAAGGCTATGAAACCAGCGTGATTTCACAACCAATTGGGCCGCGCGAGCTGCTGCTGTCTCTTCAGGTTGGGATTCGCCGCGGTGACATTCCAGCTGGTCTACAACGCGCATTCATCAACAAACTCCCGTCAGCGTCTGCCCAGGCTGCGCGCGAGATTGCGGATCGCATTTTCGTATGAGTAAAGGCTGCTTTGGTTCGCTGATAGCAGCCTCTGAAACTAATCCCGTTTGCATGGCATGTTCAAGCAAGCGGGATTGCTTCGTTAAGGCTCAAGAGACCGCTATCAATATTTACGGGAAGTTTGCAGGCTTCCCAAACGACAAAATAAAAAAGACAAGTAAGGCAAAAGCACATGAAAGCATTAATGGTACGAACTGACTTCTCCCTCGGTGAGTCGTCTTTGAAGGCAGAACGTGCGGTAGAGAAAGCCCGTGAAATGGGTTACTCGTCGGTGATCTCCGCTGACAGCATGAATCTGGCATCCGTAATCCCCCTGCAGATGGCGGCTGGTGACGATGTTGCGGTCATTTGTGGTGTGAAGCTGAACCTGGTTGACGATCCCACATACGAGCACCGCGCTCGACTTGCTAAGGAGTCTAAGAGATGTATGGAATCATTAACGCGTGGGCGCAGCTACAGCTTTACGGCGCTTATCAAGAATGAGCAAGGCTATGTCGATTTGTGCGAACTGATGACAATGGCAAACACACGCCTTGAGCTGGCGCAACTGCTGGCTACGTTCGCTAAAGGCAACATCATCCTGCTGACCTCGGACATGGGAAGCGTATTCCAGCGCCCGGACTTTGCGAAGATCATCGCTCAGCTGGTTCACGCTGGCGGCCGTGAGAACTTTTACTGCGCCGTTTATCCGATTGCTACCCCACTCTATGACCAGTTGAATAGCAAAGCGCTTAAGGTGGCCAGTGCTCTTAAGATCGAGCCGGTGGCGTTCTACCCTGCTTACTATGAGGCGCCCACTGACGCTGACATTAAAGACATCGCGCATATGGTGCTGAACAACATTAAAATCGACCAGCTGCACCGTATGCGAATCCCCTATCAGCGTGACAATGGTGTTAACGATCGCCGCCACTTACTCCAGCTGTTGAAAGAGTTCGCGGTACGGATGGGTGTTAACGTCACGCCAGCAATGGTTTCAACAACTCAGGACGCGATCATTGATGCGTGTACATGGCGCTGGCACCCGCTGGAACCCGCTTTACCAACCATGGCAGATGATGAGCCAGCCACATTGCGAAAACTCGCTGTAGAGGGGCTGAGAAAGCGTCTTAGCACCAAAGAGTTCGGCTATGCACCACCAGCCACAATGCACCGTGATTATGTTGAGCGCCTGAAGTACGAACTTGATGTTTTAACCCGCCTTGGCTTCTGCGGCTACTTCCTCATGGTTCACGACCTGATGAATTACGCTCGCGGCGCCGGTATTCCTGTTGGGCCTGGCCGTGGTTCATCCGCCGGCTCTCTTGTCGCCTGGTGCGTGGGGATCACAAACGTAGACCCTATTCGCCACGGATTGCTGTTCGAACGTTTCATCAACCCTGAACGTCTCGACTTGCCCGATGCTGATCTGGACTTTAGCCAGGCACGTCGCCATGAAGTTATTGAGTATCTGGGCGAGCGTTACGGGGAAGAATACGTCGCAGGCATTCCCAACTTCACATACCTCGGTGCAGCTTCAGCACTGCGTGATACCGCACGTATCTTTGGTGTGGACTCCGCTGATATGGCGGTATCTAAAGACCTGCGCTTTGTTGATGACGATTCTCTGTCACTCGAAGAGATGCGCGAAGAGCTTTCCAGCCTGGACAAATACGCAGCTAAATACCCTGACGCTTTTAACGCGGCCACCAAACTGCAAAGTCTCATGCGCGGATTCGGCCGGCACGCAGCTGGCATGATCGTAGCCGGTGTGAAACTAACGGAGCGCACACCGGTAGAGCGACGCGGGGATGCGCGTGTAATCGCTTTTGACAAGCGTTACTGCGAATCCATGGGATTGATTAAGTTGGACGTGCTCGGCCTCGCTACGCTCGATCTGCTGGCTTATGCGCAGCAATACGTGAAAGAAGCCACGGGCAGCGTGATTGATCTCGATGCAATTCCACTAACTGACAAGAAGGTTCTTGATGGCTTTGCCGGTGGTCACACCCAGGGCGTGTTCCAGCTTGAATCAGGTTCGATGCGTAAGCTGCTAAAGGATCTGGGCGGCGGCATTGATCCGATGAGCTTCGAAACAGTTGTCGCCACGACAGCATTATTCCGACCTGGCCCGATCGAATCTGGAATGTTGGACAGCTACGTTTCGGTGGCCAAAGGCTTCAAAGAGGCTGATTCCATCCACCAGGTGCTCGATGAGCTGACCTCTGAGACCAATGGGGTAATTCTCTATCAGGAACAAACCATGAAGGCCACGCAGCTGCTGGCCGGCTTCACACTCGCGGAAGCTGATGGCGTCCGTAAAGCGATCGGTAAAAAAGACATGGAGAAGATGAAGAAGGTCGGTAACCAGTTTATCGAGCAAGCCCAGGCTGGCTGGATTGAGGTGAAGCTGGAAGACGGAACCACTCGCCAGTTCCACCGCGCGGAGCACTTCAAATGTGCCGATGGCAAGCTGCGAACCATCGAAGAAGCAATGCACGATGGCGCCGACGTTCTGGGCATCTAACCGCTTAACGCAGCTTGGATGCCGTATCTGAGCTGCGAAAATTAATACATGGATTGTGATTAAGAGGCACCAATGAAAGTTTTAGAGACGATTTCCACGAAGCCCGGACTAAGCGACAGTAAAGCAAAAGAGATCTGGGAAGCGTTTGAGAAAAACGGGGCGTACCAATTCAACAAATCTCACTCAGTGGCTTACTCGCTGATTAGCTATCAGTCGATGTTCATGAAAACGCACTACCCTGCCCAATTCTTCGCAGCAGCGCTGACTATTTTGGGTGATGACAAGCATCAGGGGCTGGTCAAAGACGCGCTGAGCTTTGGCATTCACATCTTGCCACCAGATGTAAACATCTCGACCAACCGCATTGAGATCCGTCAGATGGAAGATGGTACGCAAGTCCTGTATGCGCCCTTCTCAGCAGTTAAAGGGTGCTCAGAGAATGGATGTCAGGCGATCATGCGCGCCCGGGCGAAAGTGGGAGGTCATTTCACCGACATCATGCAGTTTGAAGAAGCGGTTGAGAAGCGCGCCTGCAACAGCCGTGTTCGTGATTCTCTCGATCGTGTCGGTGCATTTGCCAGCATCATACCGGGCAGCGTACCTGCAACTTCCGAAGAACGTCGCCGCGACCAGGCAGAGCTGATGGGGAATCTGGTGATCGATGCGGTTAAAGCGACACGCCAGTTTGAGATGAACCCGAAGCGGCAGGCTGAAGTGAACGTATTGATGACGAATATGGCCGCTGAAATGGGGCTGGGTGATGAGCTTATTCGTCCGAGCATCGGCATCAAGCCGCGGCTGATGATCATCCTCGATAACGCTAACGGTAACGATGGCAAAACCGGTTACTTCATGGAAAGCGGTTATGACGACTTCAAGGCGAAGTTGCTGGTAGCCGATGATCTGAAGATGGGCGATCTGTACGTGACCGGCGTCTGCAAGAAGGTGAAGGACAAGGAAAAGGACTACACCAAAGACGAGTTAGGCCAGTTTAACGAGTTCATCAAAGCCGAGGTTGCTCTGGTGCGACCCACGTACATCCTTACGTGCGGTGCGAAGTCCACCAGCTTATTTAACAACAAATCGAAGCCATCAGACCTTGTCGGCCGCAAGGAGTATCTGCCGGAGCTAGATGTCACGGTGTTCTATGGCTTCAATCCTAACATTCTTCACTTCCGCCCAGAAGAAGGCGAAAAGCTGGAGATGATTCTCGCTGACGTTGCCGAAGCAGTAAATTCATGAGCAAGCCTCACATTTTGTACCGGGCAGACTTGCGCTGCCCAAACTGCAAAACAGCACCTGAAGTCATTCGTATGACTGAAGAAAACGCCGAACAATTTTGGTGAGAAGAAGACGGCACGACATACCCCGTTCTTTTACGCCATACAGAGCAAGCAGCGCGCCATTGCCCATACAGAGCTGAGATCTACCACCTCACCCTGCCCCTGGCCATTGGCGTCTGGAAAGAGATGATTAAAAATTGGAACAGAAAGAAATGACTACCGAATTGGCACCAGAAATGATCGATAAAGCTCGTGAAGCAATCACCCGCTCTAACTTCTGGGAGTTTATCGATCGCACAATGACACTTGAACTGGCCGTGGCCAGCGCCAGTTACGACGGTGAACGCGCACCTAATCGTCTCCGCAAGGCGGCAAAAGCAATGCTCAAGGTCGTATACGATCCTCTCATGCGTCGATTCGTTGACGGCATCAGTAGTTCGGGTAAGGCACTGGAAAAGCTGGATGAGCTAAAGGCGTATCGCGACAGCCTCGTGACAAAAGTAGCCAATGAGTTTACTGAGGCAGAAAAATTTGGCGACGTTAGCGAGTACCGCCGCCATAGAGCTGAGAGGATGGCTTCGAAAGCAGCGTAGAAATCAGGAGCCGAGCATAAAGTGCGGCTCCTATGAAATTTCACCAACAATAACGTAGCCCGGAATATTCTTTGTGCCACCACTTGGAGTGCAAACTCTATATTTCATGGTCACTAAATGGCTGCCGCGTAAATATATTTGTGCGCCAGCAGCAAAAACAATTTCTTTTTCATGACCTTGGTTAGTATTTTTATTTTTAAAAATATAGGCTTTTGTCTTTGGATCTTTAACCTTAAGCAAGGTTAATTGGAGACATCCGGCATTTAAAGCATTGAATTGTTTTTCAGCCAATCGAACACCTATTTGCGGGCAAAGCGAGGTGGAAAGAGGTCTCGTGGTGAAAAAGTTCGCGCCACATCGGCTAAGTAATCCACCATGATAAACATATTGCCCCTCTGGGAGACATACACCGACATCATTGATTATTGAGCTAACCTCTGGGTAATCATTACCGCTCTGATGACGTAATTGATAGTTCGACAAAATTTTTGGAATTGCTGTAGGCATTGATCGCCTCCACTCAGCAAAATTTTTGTCTGTTTCAAGAAAATCGTCAATATGTGACTCGATATCAGTGGCGCCGTGCTGAACCTGGTAAACAGCAGCAGCGTAAGGATCGTCAATTACAGCCAAACGGCGTGTTTTTACGTCTCCCATTGCGAAATGTTGATGTTGCTTGTAGAACGATAAAAGTTCTTCATGCGTCGGGCGGCGGCGTTCCCACTCCTCGAAAGGAATCAGGAATGGGTTAACGACCTTCAATACTGCGCTATTATTAAGGATAAATTTTGATGCCATGATGGGCAATTACCCCAACAAATCCATGTTGCTCAAAGAAATTAAAGCCCGTTGTTTTATTAAAAATATTCCCCAGAAGCCCACTAGAGGGGAGTTCCGCTTTAGCGAGATCAAGACTGTTTGCGAGGCGACTTTCAGACATCGAAATAAAATCAAATTTTACAGGCTGAGTGATCCCCTCGTACTGCAACCAATGCTTAAGAAGTGTCTCAAGCGCCCTGTGAGTATTTTGCCAATTTTCACTAGCATAACGACAATTTAGTTCATACACGGTGTCTTCGATGACAAACACATAATCGTAATCTCGACCAGACCCTGTCTGAGCCTGGCTGCCAACAAGGTAAATAGCCTTTAAAGGATTCCCAAGGTTCTGAGTTGCCGCCTTTACCACTAAATTGTTGATTTGATTTAAGGACATATACCCTCCCGGTAATAGAAATCCAAGATTACACCTTCAATTTTCATCTGCCAACTTTAAGTACACTATGATAAATTCGCACAAACAAAAGTAACCAAATGGCAATAATGCACATGAACAATATTCTTGACCAAATCATCATCGACCTTGAGTTTAATCGCGACGATCTTGAGGAGGTCTGGCAGCGGCAACCAGTGCTGCTTATGCAGTACGGTGCAAGGCTGGCGCAAGCTGAAAGACAAGTGGCTGACGCCAAGCGCGGTCTCGATGCGGTTGAAGCCAAACTTTATGATACTCACCGTAAGGACTTGAGTATGAACGGCATCAAGTTCAATGAGTCAATCCTCGATGCCAAGGTAAAGACCAGCGTTAGCTACCTATCCCATCGGCAAAAGTTGGATGATGCTCGATACCTGGCTGACATGTACAAACATGCCGTTGCAGCATTTAACCACCGAAAAGACATGATCGTGCAGGCATCTAAGCTCGCCATTATTGAAATTGAACGCATGGGTGCCGAGCGTTTTAATCGCCCTTCTTGATACCCTGTTTTTATATCTGGATTATAGCTAACTAACTAGCTATTATGCGTTTGCTCGTTAGCGAGTCACGACTGCCCAAAGTGCAATGCACCATCGGCCAAAAACAATAATGGAGAAACACATGTCATCAGCATTAATGAACCTTCTGAGCAAAGCTCGCGGCGACATCGCGGCTAAGCGTGGTAACAACGTAGATATGGCTCGCCTGAAGGATGGCGATAACTACCTCCGTCTGTTCCCAAACAAAGATGATCCTGACGGCGTCTTCTATCAAACATGGGGTATGCACTTCGTTAAGTACCAGAATGACGAAGGTAAAGAAGCAACCACCGCCTACGTGTGTGATCAGCACACCCATGGTCGTGCTTGCCAGCTGTGCGAAATGGTGATGGAAGGCAAAGCTCGTCACAAAGGCAACAAAGCAATGGAAGACCGCATTCAGGCAATGCGCGCCACTCCACGCTATCTGGTTAACGGCGTACTTTCTGCTCGTGAAGATTTCGCTGATGCGAAAGAAACCCAGCTGATTGAGCTGCCAGCGACCGTGTTCGATGACATTCTGAAAGTTATCGGCGAAGACCTTTCCGATGAAATTGGTAACCCGCTGAGCAAAACTGAAGGCTATGCGTTCTGCATTACCCGTACCGGTTCTGGTCGCGACACCAAATACAGCGTCTCTCCCAAGCGCAAAGTCTTCAAAGGCAACATCGAAGACAAGTTCTGGAACAAGCAGCATGACCTGATTGCTTTCGCAAACCAGGCTGACGAAACCAAATTGCTGGCTACCACGCGTCACATGAGCCGTCAGATTGGAATCGCTGCGCCTTCTGCGATTGCCGCTGTTAAATCAACAACCACCTCAGCAGCAGCACTGCCAGGTTTCGGCTCCATCACCGGCCACGACGAATCCCCAGCGACTACTCACGGTGCAGCAGCTGTTGCGCGTGAAGAGACCCCGGCGCCATCGTCCATCGTTGATGAAGAAGTCGCTCGTGCGGTTGAAGCTGAGTTCGTGCCAGAAGCTGAAAAAGTTGCTGAGCCAGTGGCGACAACGCCAGCGGCAGAAGCACCTGCAGCAGCAGACCCGGCACTGGATTCACTTCTGGCTGAGCTGGAAGGTCTGTAATCGTCGAATAGACGGAAAGAAGGCGTCTTCGGACGCCTTACTTTTTGGAAGGAGCATACCTTGAACTACTTATTCGTCGATGGTAACAGCCTCGGCTACTACCACCAGCAGCAGAAAGAGAAACTTCACAACGGTGAGATGGAGGTGCAAGCGATTTTCGGCTTCGTCAAAAACGTTCGTCGTTACGCCTCTATCCTTCGCGCGCGGCCAATTGTCTTTTGGGACGGGTTCAGCGATCGCCGCCGTTCGTTTTACCCAGAGTACAAAGCCAACCGAGACGACAACCCAGAAATGCTGAAGATGAAAGAAGGCTTTTCCAAACAAAAGCCTTACATCGTCAACATGATGAAAGTGCTGGGCGTAAACCAGTTTACCGCCAAAGATGGCGAAGCTGATGATCTGGCCGGCATGTTCGTTGAGAGACTCGTTGATTCACCTGCAGTTGAGCACATCTATCTGCTTACTGGCGATCAGGACTGGCTTCAGCTGGTCAGTGAAAAGGTGACATGGGTGACCGTGAGAGCCGATGCTCAGCATAAGCAAATCAACTTCGAACAGTTTTCAGAGCTTACTGGCTACGCGACTCCCCGCGGCTTCCTCGAAGGCAAAGCTCTTCAGGGCGACAAGTCCGACAATATTGCTGCTGTGGGCGGTATTGGTGACGGCGGCGCTAAAGAGATTATTGCGGAATACGGCAGCGTTGTAACGATGGTGCGCGGCATTATGGACGGCAGCATTGTCATCGACAAAGGTCGCCATAAAACAGCATTCAACAACCTGGCCAAGAACGCCTTCAACGAGAAAACCAAATGCAGGATGCTCGAGGCTTTCAAGCGCAACATGTCACTGATGAACCTCATCAAAACTCAATTCCCACCGACTGTAATCGAGCCAGTTAAAGCTGAGCGCGACCAGAAAGCATTTGAGCAGATGTGCCTTGAGCTTAACTTCCGGTCGTTCCTCGAAGATATGGACGTGTTCAAGCTGCCATTCGAAAGGTACTGCGCATGATTCGCTCTTTGTTTACCGGGCACCCATCAACCTACACCGCGTTGGCCAAAGAGGTCGTTTTCCTTCATGGGGAAAGCGCAGTGACTTGTCTACCAATAATTCTGTCACGCGCCGGTATGAGCGTTACCAAACGTGAGCTGGGGCAGGTATCAGATCAGGTCATCAAGATGCTGTCCCGCGTCAAAAAGAATCTCAATTGCGACTCGATTGAGTGGAACGAGGCGAAAGCCGCAGATCGTATAAAAGAACAAGGATAAAACACATGGCTAAATCTAAACTGGCTCAGGCGCTGAATAAAGCGATGGGCAAAAACGACACCATCCAGAAGGTCGAACAGTGGCTCGATACAGGATATGCCCCACTTAACCGTGCAATTTCAGGCCGTTACGATGGCGGTATGCCAGCTGGCCGTATTGTTGAGATCTTCGGTCCACCATCCGCAGGTAAAACGTTTCTTGCCACCCGAGCGATGATCGCGGCTCAGCGTATGGGTGGCGTTGCAGCTTTCTTTGACCACGAAAACAGCTTTGACGTTGGCCTGGCAGTGGGCATGGGATTAGATGCTGACGAAGATGAAGGCTATTGGGTTTACAAGCAGCCAAACACCTTCGAGGACTCAGTGGAGAATATCGGCATACTGCTTAACACCATCCGCAGCAACGAGCTGATCCCCAAAGATGCGCCGATCGTCATCGTTACCGACTCACTGGCGTCAATGGTGCCGCGTTCCAAAGCAGAGAAATTCACCAAGATGGCTGAAGGCACTGCCAAGGATAAAGACGAGCTAAACATGAACGACAACACGGCTCTGGCGCGCGCTACATCCGCGAATTTCCCAACCCTCGCCCAATGGTGTCGCCAGTACAACTGTCTTCTGATCGTTCTTAACCAGGTGCGCACCAAAATTGGCGTAATGTTTGGCGACCCAACCACTTCACCAGGCGGTGATTCGCCTAAGTTTTACGCATCTGTGCGCATCCGTTTGGGTGCAAGCCAGTTGAAGGATGGCAAAGAGAAGATCGGCCAGTGTGTTGGCGCTGAAGTCGTCAAAAATAAAGTGGCGCCGCCGTTTGAGAAGTGCAGCTGGAATTTCTACTACGACACCGGCCGCGGTCTTGATGTGGTTGAATCGCTGGTTGAGCATATGCTTGAAGAAGGCTTGTTGCCCAAGAACTCTTCTGGCCGTGTAGAGATTGGCGATAAGAAATACACCAAGTCTCAGATCGTTGACATGTACCGTCAGAAGCCGATGGAGGAAATTGTTGCGGCGCTGGCCAAGATCGACAGTGACAAACGAACCAAAGTGGAAGCCGAAAAAGAGACCGCTGAAGCAGAGTAATAAGGTTAACAAATAGTCGATTAAACGAGGGGTGCTAACGCGCCCCTTCTTTTTTGGTTGCAATTAGGTAGGTAACTACCTATTTTATGTAAGCACTATAAAACAACGGAAAAACACATGATTAAGTTCTACACCTTCGCCATCGGAGTGATTGCATCAGCCTTAGCTGTGTATCGTTTCATTGTGCCTGCCCTGTTCTCACTGAGTGATGATTTCGCAATGGCGTTGGCCGCTGTTCTCGCTCTTTCTTATCCGGTCGCTCTGGTGACCATCTCTAAAAAAGTATGGAAACGCAAAAAGAAATGAAAAAGGTAATTGTCGCTCTGCTACTGGCAGCATCCGCATTCACGCTGACCGCGTGTGATCGTGAAACCGTCCCTGCGGGATACGTAGGTGTGAAAGTCGATCTGTATGGCACTGAAAAGGGCGTCCAGCAGCAGGTTGTAGGCGTTGGACGCTATTGGCTGACCATGAACGAAGAACTATACAAGTTCCCCACGTTCAACCAGCTGCACACGTATCACGACCCGTTCGTCTTCCAGACTTCAGACAGCATGACTATCTCCGCACATGTTGGAGTTGAGTACGCTGTTGAACCTGGCAAGGTGGCCAAAGTCTTCCAAACGTACCGCAAAGGGGTTGATGACATTACCACCAGCAATCTACGCCAGAACATCTCAGATGCACTTATCAAGCACTCCACCGACATGAACATCACTCAACTGGCGGCCGGTGGCAAAACTAAACTGCTTGATGCAGTGACCAAAGACCTGCGCGCGGGGCTGGAGCCAATTGGCATTCACATCGTGAAGCTGAGCTGGACGACTGACCTGGATTATCCAAAGCAGGTTAAGGACTCCATTAACGCCAAGATCGAAGCCAACCAGAAAGCAGCGCGGGTAGAGAACGAAGTCGCTCAATCCAAAGCTGAAGCCCAAAAAGCTATTGAGCTGGCGCGAGGTGAAGCCGAATCCAATCGCATTCGTGCTGAAGCTGAGGCTAACGCTATCACCCTGCGCGGCCAGGCGCTTCGTAGCAATCCTGAAGTGCTGCAACTGGAGGCGATTAATCGCTGGGATGGCAAAACGCCGGTTTATGTCGCTGGAGGCGGCAACAGCGCCCCACCATTCGTACAGTTCAAGCCGTAACAAACAAAAGGCGTCCAGTTGGACGCCTTTTTCTTTATGCCATTATGACCAATAAGAAAACAACTTGTTTGCTGAGTGAGTATGAAATTTAAACATATACCCCTTATTGACGTTACAACGCCCCGCTCTTTTCGGATCGCGATAGTTGACTGCTATTGGCTAACCAAGGGAGAGAACGTTGTAACTAATGAGCGTTACGGGAACTACATGTACAACTCAGACAAGCGCGTTGTGGAGCGAGTATTCGAACGTCACATTCAAGAGGATGGTTACAGTGTCACACATATCCCCCTCGCGTTTATTGAAAGGAGAGATTAAGTGTCTTTTGCATTAAAACCCATTGAACCCGAAATCACCCAGGTTCGGGGCGATAACGTTTCAAACCACCCAGCTTTTGGGATGGTTTCAGTAAACCGCATCCACTCAACCGGCACTACCTTGTTCGCGTCTGACCTTCGCCATGCGGAAATCATTGAACTGGAGATTTACGAAGGCCAGATGGTAGAAAGAGACGGAGTGCAAAACCCGGCGCGGGCTACACGACGCCCTATTGCATCCATCAGCCTTAGCTCAGCTCAATGGGCGACTCTGGTTTGCAGCTTTGGCCTCGGCGAAGGGGTTCCATGTACGCTCAATCGCACTAAAAACGGCGATAGCGTTCGCATCCCTCCCATTAAACGGATGGAGTCCACGCGTCAGCGATTTGACCGGAACATTGAAGAAGCAGCCCAGCGTCAGTTGGTAAACCTTGCTGAAGATCTGCAATCCCTCAGAACTTTAATGACCAAGGGGAAAGCCGGTAAGCGCGAGCTGGAAGAATTGTACCGTTCAATGTCTGCCCATCTGGGCAACCTGCCTAAAAACCTATCGTTCTCAACCCAATTAATCCAAGAGTCGATGGACAGCATTGTGTCTGCCGGAAAAGCCGAATTAGAAGCGTCAGCCGTTGGCGTGGCACTGCGTCTGGGGATCAAAGAGATTAGCCGCCTGGCCGAACTGGAGGACAAAACTAATGAGTAACATCGAAGGTATTAAATGGGTGGCTGATGGTGAGCCGAATTTCTACACGCTGGTTTCAGGCAAGAACTGGTTCGGGAAAATGCAGCTGAACGGAGAGATGCACACCGTCGCTCAGGAGAAGTTTTTAAATGGCCTGTTCCCACACTTGAAAGAAGAGGCGAGCAAGTCAGCAACGCCGCTCACACCGGTAAAAATCATCGAAATTATGATCGACTGGCTGGAGTGCAACGTGGATATGGGCACACCTATCATCTTTGACAATGATGATGACAACACGGATTCGGCAAAAGCCTTACCAGCTATGTACGAAGTGATGCGCGTTCTTCGAGGTATAGGGGGGCAATCTTGACTGTGGTATGCGAAAGCGTGTGGCCTGGCGTCGATTGGTTCACTCCGGGTAAGGAGTATAGCGGCGTGTCAGATTCTGATGGCCAGGCGCTGCATACCACTGACGACTTTGGCGAGGATGCTCTGATCTTCATTGACCATTCCCACCACGGCATCTTCAAAACCAAGAAGGATTAACTGATGGCAAAACAGCAGAAAGATGATACGGCAGCTGAGCGCCAGAGATGGATTGCAGAAGGCGTAGAACTCGCCATCAATCACCTAGAAGGATCTGACTTTGGTGAAGAAAACGACATTCGCCTCCTCCGCGAATTGTCTTCAAAACTTAAAAAGGAAAAGCCATGACCAGCAAACCAAAGGGGAGCGCTCTGGCAGCGCTTTACATAGCTTCTAACGCTGCGCTTGATGAAGTAGACCAGTTAAGAGCGGATGGCTTCCCGCAGCCATTGTGGGCTGAATCCATGCGTAATGCGATTGGGGAAATGGGTGCGCCCGAGGTCGCTGAGAATGAGCTACCCTGGCAAAAGCTGATCCGCGTGTATGCCGAAGAGATTGGGCCTACACCACAGCCAGAGCAGGCATTACTGCTGAAGCTGTTCAAGGAGGCGGGTGAAAACTTACCAATTTGGCCAGGCACTTGCCTTGAGATGTTCCATTCGCAATTTAGAAAGATCGATATCTTTGAAAATTCCATAGAGAGCAAAGAGGCAATCGTCTGGTTTCTTCTTCACATCGATGATTGCTTCCCCCGTGTGGCTGCGAAGATGTGGCCTGTAGATAACAATTAACCACCTATTTGAGTTAAATATAATTAAGTAACCAACAACCTATAATAAGGGTATAAACACATGAAAACACTTGTCAGAATCCACTCAAGTTGTGATTTCTCAGTCTTCCCCCTGTTCATTGTTGAAGCAGAGAATGAAGAACTGATGGACGGAGCCATAGAGAGGGCAATTAACAGATGCACCGGTTATGACGATGACCAGATAACCGTTGACGAAAGCAACGTGCGCTGGCGCGGTAGCCAATGCTGGTATCAGGAAGACACGCAACCGCTTTCCAATGAGGATGCAGAAATACTGGTGAGGATCTTATCGTTAGAAACCTACAGCTAACGCTTTCCTTACATTTAAAAAATAGGTTACTATCTACCTATCTTATGGAGTTCGCATGACAGTAGCTTTGCAATTAACCTCTCTCCTTCTAGTAGTTTTATGCCGTCAGTTGAAGAAAGCCTTTGATCCAATGCCCGGGCGTATTTATTACACCTTCATGCTCAGCACCGCATTATTCATGTTTCTGTCGCCGGTGTTGAAATGAAGCTTATGCCGTTAATCGCATTAATGATGATTCCCGCTTTAGCTGAGGCTAACGATCTGAAAACGTTGCAGTGTCACGCTGCAATCATTCATTCACAAGGCCAGCAAATCACTGGAGTTTCAGAGCGGATCACCGGTGCGCTGGTCGTTGACAGCGGTATGGAGTTTTACGCGCTACTCGACTCTAAAGTTTACAAGTCTCCCCCGCTGAAATCGCGGAAGAAGATGAAATTTGGTGTTGGCTCGGATGGCCAGACCTTCATTAAAAAGGATGCCGTGTACAGCGTGTCTTCTCAGGACACCAGTATCATATTTGACGAGTGTTCCGAGGTTAGTAATGATTTACACCATCCAGAAAAGTGAGATCCAAAAAGAGAGTGGATACTGGCGCGCTAAGGGCTTTAAGCGTGAAGGCAACGAAGAGCTTCTGGATCGCTGGGACTGCACCATCACCTTCAAGCGCAAGCAGTGGCAGCACTTCGATAAGCTGAAAAACGAAATGACAATCACCGCGCCGACACTCTTCGGGCTTCTCAAGAAAATCATCTAATTGGTTTTCGAGAATTGACTGAGGTATGAAGCTTTTACATGCCGCAGTCAATGGCATTTGCCGAAGTACGTAACTCTACATACCGCAGTCAAGAAATCGCATATTCTGGTTATTTCAGGATGGTTTTCATTGACTGCGGTATGCGGATTACGTATCGCAGTCAAGATAGAGTGTGTGACGCATATCCCAGTGAATATTGCATACCGCAGTCAATATCACATACCGCAGCAAATAAACCGCATATCGCAGTCAATAAACTGCATACCTCAGTCACTTTTCAGGTTTTGACTTGGCAAGAGCTTCTGCCAGTTTGATGGGATCAATACCTGCAGTTTTCAAAGCCTTAATGACTTCATCATAGTTCTCTTCTGACGGCGGCTGCTCTTCAACCTTTTGTTTAGGCAGCTTAGAAGTCTGGATCAGCTTTGGATTGCGGTAGTGGACGACAAAGAAGGTGGAATTACCTCGTTTAGTTTCGGTGTATTCGAGGTACCCAATTTCCTTCAGCTGCTCCATCGCTTTTCGGACAGTGTGATTTTGCGTGTAAACGCTTGAAGTCAGATTAAGCCGGTCACGAAGGCGCTTCATGGAAATGGGAGCGTGATTCTGGGGTAGGCTTTCAATGAAGGTGTAGAGAGCCTGGGCTGATTCTTTACGTGGCAGCGCATCTATGGCTTTAAGTCGAAGCAGTACACGCCTGTCCATGTCATAAAGTTCGAAGAGCTTAGGCTCAGCTTCAATCTCGACAACGTTTTCAACGACATCGTATGAGGCCGATTTTACGAGGTGTGTCACCCACCCTTTCGTATCGTTCTGGAACTTGAGCGTGACGGATGCCAGTTTAAACAGGGAGTTGCTGATGCGATCTCGCATCTTCTGGTTAGAACGCCGGCTATCGAACCCACACATCTTCACGAACTCGACAAATGTGAGTTTAAGCGCACTTCCCTGCACCCCATGCTCTGCCATTGAACGAACGATCCCCAGCCATACCTTAAAATCAGTGTCCATATCCAAACGTGACCCTGTAATTTTCACGTCGTTGTAGCCTTCGCTCTTTGCGATGGACAACTGGACAAGTTCTTCGGTCGCATCTGTGATATTTTTACGGTTGGTTTTGCTCTTACTCGTTGATTTTAGAGTAGGAACAAATAGGCCTAGACGCATAAGCGGCACCGGCTGAACAGTGCTGGAGCTGTTAATATCCAGTGAAACGATCTCACCTGTCGATTTGTTTGTTTCTTCCAAATTCATCGGTAAGGTTTTGGATTTCTTGACCATTTTATGCACCAGCAGTTGTTCACATGCCGTAAGTGTAACTGCATATCTCAGTCAAGGTAAATACATACCGCAGTTAATGGATTTGCGTATCGCAGTTGGTAGGTTTACATCTCGCAGTCATGATTCTGCATACTACAGTCAATATCGATCCTGTCTCAGCCCTGTGGTGGCGTGGGTTTGCGGCGATCAGGGATCTCTTTTGGATCTCCATTGGGATCACTTTAGGATCATTTTATTGGATCGATACTGTGGAAAATGGGGATAAGCAAAACAGGCAGTTACAGCCTAACGTCAAATATATGCGCTACAGTCGCAAATATTTCCACCGGCAAGAGTAGACCAATGGATCTGAAACGTACACGTTGGGTTCGCCGCCTTGAAGATGGCACCTACACTATTGAGCCAGATAGCAAACTTAACTCCCAGAAAGAACTATGTGATCTCTGCGGGATTGCATCAAAATGCCCAATCAATGAGGCACGGCACAAGTTCAAGGCTACAGGGGCTGAGTTCCACTTAAATTCTTGTCTGCGGTATGTGCCGCTCATCGCGTTTCGCAAACCGATCATCGGATTGAGTGAGCCTTACTTCAACACGCTCCGCAGCGGAGTAAGCTGGGTTAATCGTGTAGAGCCGGGCAAAATCGTATGTCTGGTAGACGCAGCAAATGGAGAGCGAATCAGGTTCGCAAAGGTGGATCGCGTTTGTTCGGGGCCATACGAGGATATGCTTCGCAAACACAGTCGCTTCAACCATCTTTGCATGGGTGGTGAATGCGTCGATAGGGTTTCTGAGGTGATCCGCAGATCCTATGGGCATTTTCTAAAGGCTGACAGTCAGCTGACGGCCATTTATCTGCGGAGCATTAGCCGCGAGCATGACGTTGAATATCACACGGATCATGAGCTTGAGTTAGAAGATCCTCGTGCAAAAGCACCCGTGATAGATATGGTCTCGCTTCGCAGAAAGCACGAGAAGACGATTTAACCCCTCTCAGTGAGCGAACGTACCAGCAATTACGTTCGCCCTCTTAGAGAAGCATACAGAAGGTTTCTATTTAGCGCTCAACCAAATCACCATTCCCATTCATCCACATTCCATCTGCCAAGTAAACATACTCATCGGGATCATCAGTTACCCGCAGATCTTCGTAAAGCGTGGACAAATCGTTATCTGAAATCATATCTTTGTATTTATTATAGTTTCTTCTAACTTCATAGTAAGTTTCAACATCGTAATCTTGCTGTTTAAGTTCATCGTCTGAAGAAACATTTAGGGTCTTCTTTAAACCAACAATATTGAATATCCATTTCATTCCATTTTTAACATAGTAGGCTGATGTATAAGCCTCCTCATCAGGAACTCGCTCATAACCAAGCGCTAATGCGATCTGAATTTGCTCCGGCACTGAAAATACAATAGCCATTCTTACCCCTTACATGCTGTGTAAAACCTCATCTTAGAGTGCCTTGGCGGTGGAGTTAAGGTTTTTAGAATGTTCAGCTCTCCATTATAGGTGGTTAGCTACTTATAAATATTGCATAATAGCCAGCCTGCGAACCAACCCAATAGCCTCTAGCTCTGAATTGATGGCCTATTCAGTGTTGGTAACATTGCGTTGAATTTATAACAATCTGGAAGAATACATGACTATACCGTATGGCGTGATCTCTGATCCCCACTACCACAACTGGAATACTTTCGCGGTTTCTGACGCCAAAGGCCTTAATTCCCGCCTGGCCATCTTGCTCGAATCGACAAAGGAAGCAGCCATTGCCATCAAAGAGGCTGGCGCAAAGCATTTGTTTGTTGCAGGTGACACGTTCCATGTACGCGGCACCATCACGCCATCTGTACTGCACTATGTGACGGAAACCTACAAGTGGATCATCAATGAGCTTGACCTTGAAGTAGTCATGCTGGCTGGCAATCACGACCTCGAAACCAACGATTCTGTCTACAGTGCTAACGCAGCTGCCTCACTGCAGTCGATCGGGGTTCAGATCGTTTGTGGCCAGCAGCCGTTCAGCGTTGAGGTTGGTGATGTGAATGTTCATTTCATCAGCTGGCGTAACTCTCACGCCGAGCTTTTGAGTGATATGAAGGCGCTGCGAAATCGTCTTGAGGGCGACAACCACGACATTGTCATTCATACCTCAGTCAATAAAGCGATTCCGACCATGCCCGATGTGGGCATCGATGCGCAGGAGTTGAAGGACATTGGCTTCCGCCTTGTGTTGTCTGGTCACTACCATAACCACAAAGAAGTCCTGCCCGGTGTCGTCAGTGTCGGTGCGTTAACGCACCAGAATTGGGGCGATGTAGGGACTTTGGCCGGTTACATGGTCGTACAGCCTGATGGCAGTTTTACCCAGCATGAAACCTCAGCGCCAAAATTCGTCAATCTCGAAGAGGGTGTCGATGATAGCGAAGTTCGCGGCAACTACGTTCGTTTCTACGCAACTATTGAAGCCGATGAAGAAGGCGTGAAGATAAAAAACACTCTCAACTCCATGGGCGCCAAAGGCGTCGTGTGCAACTTCGTTCGTAAATCCTCAATGATGACCGGCTCCGCTAGCACTTCTGCAACGTCAAAGATAGATAGCCTTGGAGAGTCAGTAAGCGCTTACTGTCATATCATGCACGATACTGACGGCGGTTTTGATGTGAAGGCATTGGGCGCGCTTTGCAGCGACATCCTGCTTGAAGCGGAAACCGGTACTTAAGAATGATCGCCGGCAAATACCAGTGGGCTGTAAATATCCTGAACAATGGAGGGACGGTCACACTCCATCGCTTTACATACCGCAGTGAACGAGCGCGCTACAAGCTCAACCGTCTTTATCGTGACGGAGTCTTGGATCGCGCTTTGTACAAAACTCACCTGGAGTTTCGTCTCAAGAAAGATCAGCCAAAGCTGACTAACCTGGCATCCAAAATAAAACATACAGAGAAAAGCACATGAAATTTTTGTCAATGAAGGTTGAGAACTTCATGGCGCTGGCCGAAGCGGAAGTTGAACTCTCCGACCGCGGGCTGGTGCTGATCCAGGGCATCAATACTGACGACTCATCAGCTTCCAGCAATGGCGCTGGCAAGTCCACCCTCATGAACAGCTTAATGTGGTGCATCTATGGCGAAACAGCCCATGGAGTAAAGGGCGACGATGTTCTGTCAACGGGGAACGAGAAGAACTGTCGCGTTCAAGTGACCATTGAAGATGAAGGCAAGAAATTCGCGATCATCCGTCACCGCAACCACAAAGAGTTCAAAAACCGTCTGATCGTTCGTGGTGAAGATGGCGACATGACCAAAGGCAAAGACACTCTCACACAGGAGCTTGTCGAGCGGCTGATAGGTGCATCTAAGGAAGTGTTCACCGCCTCGATTTACGCAAGCCAAGAGGCAATGCCAGACCTGCCGGGAATGACTGACAAGAACCTTAAAGCGATCGTTGAAGAAGCTGCTGGTGTTGACCGACTGACCCGGGCGTACTCAATTGCTCGCGAACGAGCCAACGCAGCTACCGCGCGTGTAGATAACGTTAAAACCAAAATGGAAGGCGCGCTGTCGCTGGTGGACTCAGCTGAAACAGAGCTGAAGTCTGCAAAAGCATCCTCAGAAGAGTGGGAAAAGAGCCGCAGCCAGCGTTTGGAAAAGTCCCGCGAAGATCTGACCGGTGCTGAGGTTGAGCTGGCAGAGGCGGAGCTGGAGCTGCGAACCATTCCAGAACAGATCCGCGATAAGCAGAACGCCATTACCGCAGAGCGTGAAAAGCTGGCAACTAAAGATGAACACGACAAAAAGCTACTTCGTGTCCGGGCTGTTATCTCCGAAGCGGAAGGTAACATCCGTTCCGCAGAGACGCTAAAAGCGTCAGCTGTTAAACGTGCCCACAATAACAAAGCGCAGGCTGACGCCATTGATTCCAAAGTTGGCACCCCGTGCCCAACATGCGGAAAGGCCTATTGCAGCGAAGATTTATCAACCGTTAAGGAGAACTATATTGGCCAGGCACGCAGTGAAATTGCAGAAGCGCAGGCATCAGCAGCGACAATGGCTGAACAGCAAGGCCGTCTTGATAAAGCGCGCGGCATCGAGCGAGCACTTATCGACGCAACACCAGACGTCTCAGCCATTGTTGCCCGAATCCAGCAGCTGAATGGCGAGCTAAGCACCTTAAACAAGCGATCCGGTGAGCTGGGTTTGCTTGAGACCACCTTCCGCCGTGCCAAGGCTGAAGTTGATCGTGTCATGGCAGAAGTGAATCCGTTTCTGGCGAGCATTACGCGGCATGAAGAGAGCCTGCGCGCCAATAAATCTAAATACGCAGAACTTAAAATAGAACTTAAAAACCATCAGGAGCAGGCTCATCTGCTTGAGAAAGCGCGTCAGGTATATTCCCCAGCCGGTGTCCGTTCACACATTCTCAGCTCAGTGACGCCGTTCCTGAACATGCGCACCGCCGAATATCTCAACACGCTGTCTGACGGCAATATCATTGCTGAATGGTCAACCATGGAAACCACTAAGAAAGGTGAGATACGTGACAAGTTCAACATCAATGTATCTAAAGCCGGTTCCAGCAAATCATTCATGGGCTTGTCCGGTGGTGAGAAACGCAAGGTGCGAATTTCGTGTTCATTGGCATTGCAGGATCTGGTGGCCAGCCGCGCCAGCAAAAATATTCAGCTGTTTATCGGTGACGAAATTGATGATGCGCTGGACTCCGCGGGGCTTGAACGCTTAATGGGTATCCTTGAGACCAAAGCGCGCGAACGTGGCACCGTGATGATTATCAGCCACAAAGAAATGAAATCATGGTTCCGCGAAACAATCACCGTTGAAGTGAAGGATGGCCGCAGCTATGTCAGTTAATGAGCTGAGTTACATCCAGTTCCGGCAAGTGGTTTCTGTACTGGCGTCTATTAACCTCCTGTCGGATTACGTGGACGAACCGGTACGGCCAAAGTGGTATTTCGAGCTAAGCGAGGTAGATGACGCGCAGCGCGCCGCGTTAACGGAGCTGCTTGACGCCAGCCCTGTCATGACGACGCTGACGCATGAAAGCAACATAAAGCCGCTGATGATCAACTTAGCAGATCCGAGCGGCTATCTGCCTCGCGAGTGTGGCCTGGTTACTCTGAGTGACGTGAACACTCTGACCATGAGTATTGGCGACCCGTCACTGTATCTGGATAGTCAGCAAATCAGTGCGTTCAACACTTTTATCCGCCGTTTAAAAAACAAGTCGGAGCTGGTGGCCAGCGGCGGTGCTGCATTCGAAACCGTTGCTATCAAATTCGAAGAAGGTAATGACCTCATCCGAAACACTATTGTTGAGTTCAAGGATGGCAAGGGTGAGACCATTTTTGTCGCTGACGGCGATACACATGAAAATGTTAAACACAATCTGCCGAAGAACTACCTAAGTGAATTGTGTGAGTTCGTTGCGCAAACAATGATGACCTCAGAGGATGATGATTCATTGTTCAATGAGTTGCTGGGCGTACCATCAAGAAGCCAGCAAAAGGATGAACTGATTACAACGCAGGAAGCCCACCCTCAGTGGGGAACATGGTAAGGAGACCATATGAGTAAGTTGATTAAAATCGTCGGGTTAGACCCAAGCATGAGTAACTTTGGCATCGCTGCCGGCACACTCGATCTGGACACCAATGAAGTTAAGGTCACGCGATTCGAGCTGGCTGAAACGAAGACCGGTGGCAAGAAGAAAACGGTTCGCGTGAATAGCGACGATCTGCGCCGTGCTAGTGAGATCTGGGCGAAAGCAAAGCCAATGATTGACGAGGCGCACATCGTTTTTGCTGAGCTGCCGGTGGGAAGCCAATCGTCCCGCGCTCAGACCAGTTATGGCATCTGTATCGGCGTCCTGGCGAGCATTCAAAAGCCGCTGATCCAGATCACCCCCGACGAAATTAAGAAGTATGTCGGCGGCAAAGCAAGTGTTGCCAAAGAAGACATCATTGAGTGGGCTATTCAGGAGCAACCAGACGCCCCCTGGCTGCGCCACAAGTCCAAAGGTGAAATGGTGCTGACCGGTAAGAATGAGCATCTTGCTGACGCTGTGGCGGCGATTTATGTCGGTTTAGATACTGATCAGTTCAAACAGGTGGTAAGCGTACTGAAAGCAATTTTATGATTTATCATTGATAGGTAGCTAGCTACCTACTATCATGACGGCCACTATACGTAGTGGCCTTTTTATTGGGAAAACACATGATTAACATTCAGAAACGTGACGGGCGATCTGAGCCACTGAGCGAAGAGAAGTATAACCGCGTGGTATTGTGGGCGGTCGAAGGCGTTGATAATGTCAGTGCATCAGCCATCGCTCTCGGTGCTTCTACAAGCATTTTTGACGGCATGACCACCAGCCAGCTGCATGAGGCGCTGGTGAAAGCCGCAGCTGATTTGATCAGCCCTGAAACTCCGAACTACTCCCAGGTTGCAGCCCGTCTTAATCTCTTCAAAATGCGCAAAGATGCGTTTGGTCAGTACGAATACCCCGACCTGTACATGCACATCGTCAACCTCGTTAATCGTGGCATTTACGACGAAGATGTGTTGAAACGCTATCATCCGAACGAAATCAACGAGCTGGGGGTATATCTCGATACCGCTCGCGATGATCTGTTTGGTTATGCGGCCACCGTGCAGCTGCAGGGCAAATATCTTGTCCAGAACCGCGTCACTGGAAAAATTCATGAAGCGCCGCAGCATATTTATATGCTGGTGGGCATGTGTCTGTTCCAGGATTGGCAGGACGGCACCAGCGGTAAAACTCGTCTGGAAATGGTCAAAGGCTTCTATGATGTCACCAGTACATTCAAGCTCTCATTGCCAACCCCAATCATGGCCGGCGTTCGCACACCGACGCGCCAATTCTCAAGCTGCGTACTGATTGAATCTGGCGACAGTCTGAAAGCCATTAATGGTACAGCCGCCGCGATCGTCGATTACGTTTCTCAACGTGCCGGCATCGGCATTAGCTTTGGCCGCATCCGTGCGCTGGGAAGTGAAATCCGTGGCGGCGAAGCGACCCACACTGGCGTTATCCCGTTCCTGAAGCACTTCCAGACAGCCGTTAAATCCTGTTCGCAGGGCGGTGTTCGTGGCGGCGCAGCCACTGCGTATTATCCGTTCTGGCATTTGGAAACTGAAAGTTTGCTGGTGCTGAAGAACAACCGCGGTGTGGATGAGAACCGTGTACGTCATCTTGATTACGGCGTATTGCTGAACCGTCTGATGTACCGCCGTCTTATTCGTGAAGAGAACATCACTCTGTTTAGCCCGAATGATGTTCCTGGCCTTTATGACGCTTATTTCGAAGATCAGGACCTGTTCGAAGAGCTTTACCTGAAATACGAAGCTGACCCGGCTATTCGTAAGAAGAGTGTTTCTGCCGTTGAGCTGTTCTCCTCCATGATGCAGGAGCGCGCCTCTACCGGTCGTATTTATATCGGAAACGCTGACCACATGAACGAGCATAGCTCATTCATCCAGAGCATAGCGCCAGTGCGTATGTCAAACCTGTGTGCTGAGATTACGCTGCCAACCAAACCGCTGGTGAAAACTGACGATCCCAACGGCGAGATCGCTCTTTGCACACTGTCAGCATTTAACCTCGGTGCCATCAACTCTCTGGGTGACCTGCAGGAAGTCGCTTTCTTTGCAGTCGCGGCGCTCGACTCACTGCTTGATTACCAAAACTACCCAATGGAAGCCGCAGAGCGTGGAGCAAAAGCGCGCCGCAGCTTGGGTATTGGTGTAACCAACTTTGCTTATTATCTGGCAAAGAATGGCTTTAAATACTCCGATCTCAAAGGCAACAAGCTGGTTCACGAAACGTTTGAAGCCATTCAGTATTACCTTCTGGACGCCAGCTGCAAATTAGCTGAAGCGAAAGGCGCGTGCGAGTGGTTCGACGAAACCAAATACTCTCTCGGCCAGCTGCCAATTGACCACTATCGCAAGTCCCTGGATGGTCAGGAGATCAATGCGAAGCATCCGCTGCTACTCCCATGGGAACAGCTGCGCCACCGGATCAAAGTGCATGGTCTGCGTAACTCTACGCTGACTGCTCAGATGCCGTGCGAAACGTCGAGCCAGATCACCAACTCAACGAACGGTATCGAGCCGCCTCGCGGCGCCGTGTCCATCAAATCCTCTAAAGAAGGCGCCATCAAAATGGTTGTGCCAGATTTTGAGAATCTGAAAGGTCAATACGAATACCTGTGGGATATGCCGAGCAACTACGGTTATCTGACCAAAGTGGCGATCATTCAGAAGTTCTTCGACCAGTCTATTTCGACCAACACGAACTATGACCCTGAGCGCTTCCCTAATGGCAAAGTCCCAATGGAAACGCTTCTTGATGATCTGCTCACCGCCTACCAGCTGGGCATCAAAACTCTCTATTACCACAACACGCGCGACGGTGCCGGCCAAACGGAAGACACCAGCGATGTGACCAGCGCGCTCCAGGCTAATCAAGAGCCAATTCTTGACGACGAGCCTGATTGCGACACCTGCTCCATCTAAAACGTGGGGCAGCCGCCCCACCGTCTCCAATCTATTGAACACCTGTGCCAGCGGATCACAATGCTGGCACGTATTTACAACTAGGAAAACACATGAGCCAATATTCAACGTTCCGGCTTGGGGCAAACGACGCGACTAAAGAACCTATGTTCCTTGGCTTGCCGGTAAACGTATCTCGCTATGACCAGCAAAAATATCGCCTGTTTGAAAAGCTGATCGAGAAGCAGCTCTCTTTCTTCTGGCGCCCTGAAGAAGTAGACATCTCTAAGGATCGCATTGAGTTTAACAACAAGCTGCAACCGCATGAGCGACACATCTTCCTGAGCAATCTCCGTTATCAGACGCTGCTGGACTCCGTACAGGGGCGTAGCCCGAACGCCACACTGTTGCCCCTGGCTTCAATTCCAGAGCTGGAGACATGGATTGAAACGTGGTCATTCTCAGAGACCATTCATAGCCGCAGTTACACGCACATCATTCGCGGCATGGTTGATAACCCGGCTGAAATCTTCGACGGCATTGTAAGCGATGAAGAAATCGTGAGCCGCGCTGCATCGGTAACTGAGCAATATGATGCCCTGTATCAGCTGATCTGCGCTCGCGAATATCTTTCAGAGCAGGAAGGTCGTTTTGGTGAAATCTATGGCGAACTTGCCATGGAGAAACAGGTTTACCGCACCCTGGTAGCTGTAAACGCTCTGGAGGCGATCCGCTTCTATGTCAGCTTCGCCTGCACGTTTTCTTTTGGTGAGCGTGGGCTTCTGGAAGGCAATACAAAAATTATGCGCTTCATCGCGCGTGATGAGGCTCTGCATTGCCACTCTACTGAAATGATGATCAAGTACATGCGCGTCGGCAAAGAGGGTGAGCTGTGGAGGGCTGTGGCCGATGAACTTGAACCCTTCGTTTATCAGACCATGAAGGACGTGGCTGAACAGGAAATGCGCTGGGCTGAACATCTTTTCAAAGACGGCTCAATGATCGGCCTCAACGCCGAAATCCTGAAGCAGTATGTGAAATATCGCACCAACATTAGCCTGCGTCGCATGGGGCTAAAGCCTATTTTTGAAGACGCGCTGAACGACCCTCTGCCTTGGATGAACAAATGGCTGCTGAGTGACCAGGTGCAAGTTGCTCCGCAAGAAGTTGAAGTCGGGTCATATTTGGTTGGGCAAATCGATTCAACGGTGAGTTCTAAGAGCCTGAAGAAATTCGCCGACATTTGATGAATTTACGTGTTGGATGCCTATGTCCAACACGTTACTATGTTGAAAATAAAGTGATTGTTTAAATAAATAAGGAAACAAGATGTTTACTGGCATTATGGACAAAGTGAAGCTGTTCGGTGACAAAGTTGTCGGCTTCAAGCCAGATCTTTACGAGCTGAATCCGGGTTATGGCGATCATACTCTGGACATCTATGGGATGGTTAACCAATTCCACGGGCTGTTCCAGCATCCTCAGCGTGTAGCTGCAACACCGACGTTGCTTCGCTTACGTGCAAAACTTATTCGCGAAGAAGCTGTTGAAGAAGGTATCCCAGCTGCCGATAACTCAAATTTAGAGAAGGTATTGGATGCGATGGCCGACTTTCTCTATGTAGGCATTGGCACTATGGTAGCGATTCGCGGCGGCGCCCCTATGGGGATGAGTATCTATACCCAAGATCAGAGCGTAGGTCGATTCCATGAGACTTTGTCTGTGACTTCCGCAGCGATCGATGATGTGAAGCAACCGTTTTTAGAAGCAGGCAAAGTGGCTGATGAGCTTGAGGCACTTGCGACCAAAATTGAATCAGAAAATTTAACAGAAGGTGCTCTCATTAATGAGCTGCGCCGCGTCCTCAATATGCTCTATGTTGCCTGTAGCATGGCTTATCGCCTGGCAGATTTAATGGGCCTCAACATTGTAGAACTGGTTGCGGAAGTTCACCGTTCCAATATGACGAAGCTGTGGCCAGGTGACGATGCAGAGCGGGCTAAAGCGGTTGCTCGCTGCCAGTATGAAAGTGAAGATTTAGGTTTCCGTGGCTGCGAAGGCACTGATTTGAAGATCGGATTCCGTATCTCTGACGGCAAGATCCTAAAGTCACCAACCTACAGTGAGGCCGATCTGGTTGGCTTTGTTGAAGAGGCTAAGAAGTCTACCATTGTGAAGGAATTATGAAGATGTGCCTTGTAGTTAAATGGCTATAAAGGTATATTTGATTCTTATGCGAAATAATCCTTATCAGAATATCTGATTTATAGACGCCCTTCTGGGCGTCTTTTTTTTTACTGATAAGTTATAGGGTTGCTTTAATGGCGCTCTTTTTTTACTTATTATAAGATAGGTAACTACCTACCTATTACAGAAAACCGAGATGACTAGTTTACTCAATAAACCTTTCACTACTGGCCTAGCGACGGATTGCACATACCGTTCAGTAATTAGCCGGGTTCAATCAGAAGGCATGGTCTCTGGCGACAGAACTGGAACCGGCACAAAAGGAACCTGCTTCTTAGCAACCGATTACCTGCTGACTGGTGCATCAGTGCCACTTGTATCCAGCAAAAAAACCAACCTCAAACCTCTTCTGGTTGAGTTGGAGTGGTATCTCAAAGGAACTGGCAATATCGGCTTCCTGAAAGAGCATGGCGTAAAAATCTGGGACGCATGGGCTGATGAGAACGATGACCTCGGGCCGGTCTATGGCAAGCAATGGCGCAGTCTGGAAGACACCCGGATTATCCTCAGCAGCGATCTACAAAAGTATCTTAAGCGCGGTTATTTGCTTGAGACTGAAATTGACGACAGACGCTCCCTTGTCACCAGAAACGTTGACCAACTGGCGCGTATCGTTGACACGCTTCGCAACAACCCATCCGATCGCCGAATGCTGATGAGTGCATGGAATGTGGCTCAACTTGAAGACATGGCACTGCCCCCTTGCCACTTTGCGTTTTACGTGTGGAGTCGTGAGCTGGATTTCCCAACCCGTTTATCAATGGCGAGTGATGTCGGTCGGACGCACTCACAATACGGGCATGAAAGCATGTATAGCCGCCTGCTTGAGTTGCTGGATTCTGGCACTGAGATTGATGATGACCTGATGGACAGCCTGGGTATTCCAAAGCGAGTTCTGTGCTCTTCGGTAATGCAGCGCAGCGTTGATGTATTTGTCGGTATGCCTTTCAACATTGCTGGGTACGGCATCCTGACTCATTTCATTGCCCAAATTACCGGTCACATGGCCGCGTCCCTGACTCATTACGGATGTGATGTTCATCTCTATGACAACCACCAGGATGCGGTTGAAGAGTTCCAGGCGCGCGAAATCCCAAAAAACTCTGACCCGGTGGTCATCCTTCCCGAAGCCTGGGAAGAGCTTGACGATTTCCGTTGGGATGGCGTCGTGATTGAAGGCTATGAGCCACTGCCATGGATCAAGGTTCCGGTGGCGGTGTAGCGATGGCCAGGGGAATGATTGTTTTTTGTGAGATCGACAGTGTATTGGCTGAGGTTAACCACCGCAGCTCATTGTCGGCCGAAGACGATCGTCTGGTGATGGGCGATGGTCTTGTCTTCCCCACAAGCCGAATGCTCCGGGGCTTCATGCGCTCCGGGGCAGAAATTGCTCTGGTCTCTAATCGCTCAGACAAGTTGATTGAGGCCACTAAGCAATGGCTAAAAGGGGCTGGCATTGATTATGACTGGCTTTACTTCGGCGGAATGACGCCAAAGTACGGAGCATATTTAAAAAAGACTTTGCAGGAGCATCGGGCAGATCGACTGATTGCAGCGGTTGGTGCCAGCCAAGAGTTTGTCAGTGTGATGGCAAGCCACCCAAACCGCCCTGTTTGTTATGTCGTCCGTAAGGGAGAGTAGTGACCATGTTTATGATTGCTGCGGTGGCCAAGAACGGTGCCATCGGCAAAGGGAATCAGCTGCCATGGCGCAGCAAAGAAGATCTGCAAATTTTCAAGCGCATGACGACCGGTAAGATTGTTGTTATGGGACGTAAAACAGCAGAAAGCCTGGGTAAACCACTGCCTGACCGTGTGAACGTTGTTATCAGCCGTGATGCAGCTCGTGTGCCGGCTGGATTCGCCCATCTCAGAGATATGTCAGATGTGGCTAAGTTGTCGGTCAATTCAAACTGCGAGGTGGCTATCATTGGGGGCGCTGAGATTTATCGTCTCGCCCTGCCATACGCTCATCGCGTTTACCTCACTCACCTTGATATTGAAGTGCCAGACGCAGATACCTTTTTCCCAATGGAAGAAATGGCCGACGCAAATCTGATTTCGCTTGAGACGTTAGTGGTTCAAGAGGAATCGGAAACAACGCCAGCCTTTAAACAAGTTGTTTATGGAGATAAGGAATGGATCGCATAGGATTAGCCGGCGCCCAAGGCACGGGTAAAACGACTTTGGCAAAGTGTCTCGCCCTTAAATATGGTTACGAGTTTATTGATGCTGGTGTCGGTACGCTGATGACCAAATTGGGTGTGGAGGTAGGCCAAGAAATGCCTCTGTTTGAACGACTGCAGGTGCAACTGGCCGTAGCAAACCATATTGCTGATAAGTCCCATGGCTCAGGCAGCTTTGTTATGGACAGAACGCCAATCGACGTTATGGCTTACACCATCGACCTCTTTAACCAAGTGAATGATGATCGCTGTGTGTCGGTTTATGAAGAGATTCAGCGAGTGTGCTCCCAGACTGCCCTGACAAACTACAACGTAATTGTAGGGCTGCGTCCGGGGATCGGGCTTTCCCAAGAAGACAAGGAGCGCGGCCAACGAGGATCACTTGATCCTCTGTATGTTCGCAGAATTGATGCGCTGGTATGTGGAGAGTTGAACGATCTGAACCTGTTTAAGAGCAAACGAAACCTGACAGTCGGCTTTTTCCCGCCAACTTTAACGGATCTGGATGCGCGTATTAAATCATTTAGTCAGTACATCAGAAATTCCGCAGAAATGCACAAACGGCCAGTCGATAGCGCCTTGCACTAAATGTTGAACCCCTCTCGTGGTGCGCAACAATATGCGCACCACATGATTACGGAATACAAGCATGACCACCGACCTTCTCTTGCAGGATGAAATCGATCGAAAGACGGTCGAAGCGCTCGAAAGAGTGGTGACCGAATTTGAGTCAAAACTTCTTACCGCGCGCGAGGCTAGAGTTGCCATCCGCGCTGTGTTTGAAAGTGTCCAGGGGCTACTGACTGAATCGATCAGCGAAATACTAAATCAGGTGATGACTCAGTTTGCTAACGAGCCAAGTAAGCCCATTTTCCCCATGCACCTGGCGATGCCAGGCGGCAACACTATTTTTATCAGCGTTGATTTCGACGACAAAACCATGCGTGTTCTAAACGTCACTACCGGAGCTGAACTGGCCAAAGTTGTATGTGACACGCAGACCGAGACAATCAAAAAGGCAGCTGCGTTTGCTAAAAACGCCATTGGCAAAGGAGCTAAAAAACTATGATCGCAACCGGGCTGGACATTGAATCAACCGGGCTGGACTTTCGCGGTGGTCATCGAGTGATCGAGATCGCCCTATCCTCCTACAACATCATCACCAAAGAGAAGATAGCAAGCCTGGAGATGCGCTTTAACCCGCGGCGAACCATCCAGCCAGAAGCTCAAAAGGTGCATGGCATCTCATTAGAGATGCTGGCCACCGCCCCACTCTTTGAAGACAAAGCCCCTGAGCTTATCGCGATGTTGGACGCCAGTGACTTTTACATTGCTCACAATGGCGAGGGTTTTGATGGCCCGTTCCTGCAACATGAGTTCAATCACTCTGGTCACACCATGCCAGACAAACCCATGTTTGACACTATGTTAGAGGGGTTATGGGCTACAGAAGATGGAAAGCGCCCCCGCCTGCAGGAGCTGGCTTTCTCGCTGGGTTTGGTTTACGACACGGAGAAAGCGCATAGCGCCCTTTACGATGTAGATCTGATGATGGAATGCTTCTTCCTTGCTCGTGAGAAATACAATCTATTCCAACTACCGTTTTAAGTTTGTAAATAGGCCGCTTTCCGCGGCCTATTTGCATGGATAGATAGTAATGAAAGATTTAAGCGCGACAACCTCTACTGATGTATCTCCCATTTCTTTCATCATTCTTCTTCCTTCCTCGCTGACTAAGAAACTTTGCATCGTTAAATCCAAAAAGTCCCCGTTAATAACTAAATTTGGAGGCGAGCAAAACAATGATTTTTTGTTTATCAGACCAGAAAATACATTAGAGACATTAAAACCGTTAGCAACGCCATTCAAATAGATACTATCGATTGATGACCTATTTGATTGTTTTCCATTAGCTTTATTTTGAACGTATTCAAGGTATTCATTTAGCGTAAATTTGCTTTCGCGGGCAGCAAATGCTGATAAGGAAGATACGCAGGAAAGACAGGCAACCAAGAGGAATATTGTTTTTTTCATACTTAAGCTAAATTTTTTTATTGAAATGGTAACTGCCATTTTAGGCCAACCAATTAGGGTTACAACACATTTTTGAAGCCTAATTAAATTGCTTTTTCCCCTAGTTCAGTTTGGCAAAATAGCTCTCATCAACGAAGCACATTTAAAACAACGAAAGGAAAAGCACATGTCCAACGCAGCCCAAACAAACGTTTCTGACCTCGATGCTCTGTCTGCGATCTTGGCATCCCTTGATGAAACCCCAGCCGCAGCTGACACTCAGATGAAAGGCATCGATTCTTTGCTCGATGAGCTGGAAACGAACGCAGCTGAGGCCGCCACATCGACACCAGAGAGCATCGTAGAAAAGATCGAAAACGAAATGCCGGTTACGCCAGCAACTGTTTCAGGTGATATGGAGCAAGTAATCATTGATTTGGAAGAGTCAAACACGGCCATACCGCCAGAGAAACCATCGGAGATTTTAGCGGGTGGCGAAGAAAGTAATCTCCCGTTGATTGAAGAATCGGCCAAACCTGAAGTTCAGGAGCATAAACAGCCACAGCCAGAGACTAAGCCTAAAAAAGCCAGCGCACCCCGCGGCGCTCGATTCACATTTGATGGTAAAGACGATGCCTTCTTTGAGAAAGCTGGCCTCCAGCGCGAGGATTTCATGAAGTGCTACAACGAGGCACCAGTGAAAGCGATGGACAAAATCCAAAACATTATGCACTGGTTTAGTGGTGGACCGGATCTGAGCGTGTACACCCGCATATCATTACACTCGCTGATCGCTGACAAAACGGCCAGCAGCAATAGCCTCAAGCTGGCGATGATGAGTTATCCAGAAAAACCTTATCCAGTTGGCACTGCCTCCACTCAGGCTGGCCAAATGATGGCAGTATTTCCGGCGCTGGGTATCGCTGCAAAAGATGGAAAAACTCTTTCCCTTAATGCTGATTCTCCGATAGTCAAAAAATTTATGGCGGAAGAGTAAAGAGACCATCCAAATTCGCCCACGGGAAGGACGCTGTGGGCTTAACTCAAATAAACAATACAAACCCATTCACTTCGCAAGAAACGCTTGTCTCGTGCTTCCCTGAACGTTTTTTTCATGGTCATATACACAAACAAAAACAATGCCACTCTGGGGTAGAGGGAATGACAGTAGTAACCACTGAGAAAGAACTCGCTGAAGCGATAAAATCCAACCAATCCACTATTACCATCACCGGTAATCTGTCTAAGAAAACCTTAAAAATCCACGCGACAGGCTCAGTTGCATGGGCGGTTGTTGCCGCCAGTTTAATCGTGGCAGCTGGCGCAGCATTTATAACCATGGGGTCTGGTGGAACCGCGACCCCGGTTGCAGCCCCCACCGCTGCATTGACTGGTGCTGCTGCAACGTCGGTACTGGGTATTGGTGCTACCACATCAGCTATCAGTGTAATCTTGGCCTCTGGCGGCGTTGCTGCTGGCATGAAAACTCTTAAGTCTCTTCGTAAATACAAAGTTGTCGAAAAATCAGAAGGTATGCTTGTCCTAAACCGTAGATAACATGAGGGCGCTTTGCGCCCTTATTACATTGCTAACGGAATAATAATTTGCGATCATGTAGGTAGTTAGATACCTATCGAGAACTATCATGATTGCCGCAGAGAAGATTAAAAAGCGCGAGCGTGACAAAGAGCTGCGCGACCTGTGGCGCACTCCGCAATGGCTATTTGAGGCCATTCAGAAATACCTTGGCATCCAGTTTGACGTTGACGTGGCATGTGATGCCGGGAATGCCCTACTGCCTAACTTTATCGGCAAGGAAAGAGACGCGCTTGTTTGTGATTGGGGTGAACCTGGCACAAATGCTTTTCTCAATCGCCGTATTCCAAGATTAGACCTTGGATAGAGGCAGCTATGCGTGAGCAGCGTCGCGGCGTATCGACAGTAATGCTGATCCCCCAATCACTTGATACCGCCTGGTATGAGTTCGCCACTGAATCAGCTAATGAGACGGTGGTGCTGACCGGTGGGCGTGTAGCCTTTCTAGAACCAGACGTGGAGCTGGGGCTGGTAGAAGTACGTGAAAACCCTGGTGGGAGTATGCTGGTGGTTTTCCGCGGCCACTGCCACCAAGCTGGGCACATTCTTCGCAAGGTTTCACTGCCAGTAAAGAAAGATCTGGGTGGTTACGATCCTTCAAAAGCAATCAGAAAGAAGCGCCCATCCAAGAAAAAACAACCCACGTTGGAACTGGCAGCTTAGCACCAGTACAAACTCAATTTATCCAACCTGCTTCCGTATATTTAAATACTGGTTCGTTATTTATTTATAGAGAAGCAGGTCTTAACTAACGCTCCAGCCCTTGTCATACCTGGGATTGTTGGTAGATCCCCTTCTCAGAAAATTTATGATCGCTGGACATCAATCAGAAGGAATTACAAATGGCACACCCTACCAACGTAGTGGCACTGATCGACACTGATTTTCTAGCCAATGCGCGCCAGCTACTCAAAAGTCGCGATCAGTCTTTCACGCTTTATGAGTGGGCGCTAAAATCGATCCGCGGTGGGCAGCATACGAATGAAGTTGAGCAGCTGATCGGCGAATTAATCAACGAAGTTCACGCGATGAATGTGCAGCTTTACGGCCGCGCTGAGCAGAAAGCCACCGTTTAAAATAGTAACTTTGTGAAATAGCCATTTAGCTATTTACGCTCTGATCTGCCAGTGCTAACATCCCGCCGTCATTTTTCGGAATGGCTCGGCAGATGGGTGGAGGATTATGGCGCTGGCGTCTGCTTAAAGGAACCTGTTACCAGCGATCGAACCGGGACGCGAAAGCCGCTCGGGGAGAGGGAGAATCAAAGCAGGAGAGAAAAGGAGTCACTTTAGGTTGTCGAAACCAGACGAGTTCCAAGAGGTTGGTGTCTGGTGTTCCCCTCCTACAGTGAGGAAGGATCTCGATTCTGGGGTATTGCTGCCCACAACCTTCCTAACCGGGACTGGCATTGGATCTCGGTCATAGTTTCTGGCTATGTTTTACTCAGGCTAGCGTGGGTTTTTGCACCCTGCTTCCCTGGGTAAAGTATAACCAGAAAACACAACCTCTCACTTCGTTCGAGGGAAACCTCACATTCGTTCGGTTTCAAATTCAATTAAACATTTCTGGGATTTTTCATATTATTCAATAAGTTAAAAGATGCGTGCGCGAGGTAAATTTTATTTCCCTTGCATCATGACTTTTATCATATATGATTCTGTTTATGATAAATGCGGAGATAGTTATGAAAACGTTAGAAGTCAGCATCGATACTTACAACCGCTTAGCCAATCACGCGACTGGCTTTGAAAGTCCTGAAAACGTCATTATTCGTTTACTCAACGCTTACGAGTTTGTTCCTGGGAAAAAACCTGAGCTGTCATTCATTCCAGAAAATGAAGATGAATTTAAACGAGGGTTAGTTGAATCTCGGCTCGCTCATGTCGAACTGCATTTGCAAGATGGCACTATTGAAACGGGTGTTTGGAATGCCAGATCTTTCAGTGAAAGCTCCAATTTAAGAGCCAATATTTGGTCAGGTTATCTTAGGAATTGGGAGAAGAGAGGCATAGTTTCTGCAAGTTTTGAGGTTGTGCATTCAGATAATAGTTCTGATGAAATCGTCGAAACTGCTCATTACAAATATTATCTTATAAATCATCATGCTAGTGGCTCAATTTCCGTGAAAGTAAAGGACATGGATGCGAGGCCGGTTATGCCATTTTTGAAAGAAATTGCCGAAGAGCTGAATGTGAGTACGAATAATTCTAATAATAACCCCTTAAATACTCGCCAGCTTGGTGTAGCTGTCATCAGAGCAATTAACCCCCAGTAAGGGGGTTTTTAATTGATTTCATAATAAGTAGTTGACTACCTACAATCAAAATATTAAATTGACCAGCGTCAGGACGACGACGGCGCTGGTTTAGCGCTAGCTCCATGGACGGAGCACAAACACGGCTGGGTTCGCCCAGCCGTAACTCTTTGTGTCTCAAGAAGGGATTCGTTTGTGAATATGTTGTTGTCTTACGCAGACGTTTTGACCGGCATTAAAACCGGCGCCTCCTTCGCACGTCAGAAATGGCCTGCCGACACATCCATACGACTCCGCACCGGGGTGATCAGCTCAAGCGAATACCAGAAAACTGAAGGCAAAGTGTTCTTCGGCCTTACGCTCAACCTTTTTGAAGTCCACCAGCCAGACGGTTACACCGTATTTCCTGGTTTAGAGATGGTTCTTTCAAATGGCAAGGTGGTTGATTACCTGGCTTCGATGATTGACCAGCTCGCCTGCGATTGGAAACGAGTGGAAACTAAATGATCAGCTATTTGTTCTTCAAGCGCCGCTTCGAACGCCAGCTTCGCCATATGGAAATCCGCATCCGTGAACTTGAGTCACGTTGCGATCGCCTGTCCGATGCCTTGGTTACGTTCGGCACTGCAGCCGGTGTTAAGCATGTCGAGAAGCAACGTGGCCGTTCTGAAGTGGAGTTGTGGGGGTTGTCCGATCCGCCAGTTTTTCTAGGGAAGGAAAAATCTCATGCAGCAATACCAGCTTCAACGACTTCGGCGTGCAGCGCAGCCCCTGTTAGTGATGTTAACCATGTGCCTTTTGTGTACATCGATAACGACGATGTTCCAGCTCGCTCCAGCATCTCTCATAGCGCCAGCAGTTCGCACCATAGCAGCCCCGCAAGCAGTTGCTCCGTCAGCAGTAGTTCGACCCACACCAGCCACCATTCTTCCCACGGGAACCATAGTGGATTCGACCATGGCTGTGGAAGCTATGACTCAGGCAGTTCCTTCGATTCAGGTGGAACGATCGGCTTCGATTAAAGGAGATGCTTGATGTGGTTCAAAGGCTTAATGCTTTTTGGTTTTGTGGTGATTGTTTCGTGGATCACTAATCTCGTGAAGGTTTTCACGACTGACATCCCGGTTCCACTCTGGGGCGGCAAGGAGATTGCCAGAGTCATTGGTATTTTCATCCCGCCTCTGGGTGCAGCGCTGGGATTCTTTTAACCCGTAACGTAGTGCTTTTACCCCGTTTTGGGCGCGCTACGATATGACCACTTAGAAAACAAGTTGTTAAATAAACAAAGGAAAAACGCATGTTTGGTTTGCTGAAAAAGAAAACCCGTAAAGCTGTAATCGAAGTTAAAAAAATGGAGAACCGCGACGCGGTTGAAGCGACTGTCTGGGGCGGTTACTACATTTCATATTTCGATGGTGACTGCTCACCAGCAGAAGTCGCTGTGCTTGAAAAGACCATGGCCGCAACTCCTTCATTTGCGCCTTTCGCTGGTGAGATCGCTCAGCTCAGCTCTAACGTGCGTCAGCAGTTCGAAGCAAGCGCACGCCGCGCAGCTGCCCAGGCTCTTCGTGAGTTAGAAGATATTGCAGGCACCACTGACGCTGTGGACGTTCTGTGCCTGTGTATCGACATTGCTGACAACGATGGTATTGGTGAAGACGAAATGAAAGCCCTGAAGAAGATTGCTCAGGCACTTCAGCTTTCACTCGATCCGTACATCTGATGATCCGTAACGTTCGTCTCGGCGCTGCAGGATTCTTTGCACTGCTCGCGGTCATGGTGGATTTTGCCAGCCGGTTGTTGTCAGTGCTCACCGATGGCGCATTGCTGGCGGTAGCAGTTGTAATTCTTCTACCGCTACTGAAAAAGCAGTAACCAAAGGCGTCTTCGGACGCCTTTTTAGTCGCTCCACTCCCCTGCCCAAGCCGTACCAAATTGCTTAGTAGCCTTTTCCGATGGTGGCAATATACATCCATCGAGAAAACAAGTTGTTAACACAAATAAGAAAACAAGGAAAAGCACATGTGTATTTTATGCGAATTGAAAAAAGCTGCCGCCAAGCAATCTGAAGAGCGCACCACTGAAGTCAGCCTCTCAGAAGTGGCCAAACATGCTCGTGCGATCATCAGCAAAGAGAATCTGCATCCAGTGCAAGCTATTGCAGCACTGCAATTCCTGATGCCGGTAATGAAAGACCCAGAGATGATGCTTGAGCTTCTGGTTAAGGCTGACGAAGAAGTTCGTGCAGCCAAAGAGCCTAAAACTGATGGCAGCACTTCAGGTTCAAGCCAACGTATCGAAGAGCTGGAAAAAGAAAACGCTCGCCTGAACTCCCAGATCAATCTTCAGGCCACCAATGGTAAGGCAATGGGCGATGCTTTGGCGTCGTTAAGTGCAAGCATGAATATCGACCTTCCGATTCTGGATGGTACTAACCCCCGCTCTACCGTGAAAGCCTTGGCGGCAGTTGCCGACAAACTCGAAAGCCATAAGGCAGGCATTGAGTTCTGGATGCGTGAAATCACCAACCGCCACGATCTGAACAAAACGGCCTCTCATTAATTTAAAATGGGCGCTACGGCGCCCATCCCATTAAGGTAAATCATGGACATCATCATCGACAAAGCTCGCACTTACGCGACCGCTGCTCACGGCGCTGTTGGTCAGCGCCGCAAGTACACTAACGAGCCGTATATCACCCACCCCACCGCTGTAGCTGAGCTGGTTCGTGCGCATGGCGGCACCAGAGACATGATTGCGGCCGCGTATCTTCACGATGTTATTGAAGATACTCAACTGACCTTCGACGATCTGAAAGAGGCGTTTGGCGAGAGTATTGCGTGGAAGGTAGATGCGCTGACCAATAAGGCCGGCAAAGAAGATGGCAACCGCGTACAGCGTTTCGTAATTAACTGCCGCGCGCTGATTAATAGCCTCGATGAAGAAACGATGGTTATTAAGCTGTGCGACCTGCTGCATAACACCTCTTCCATCGTTGAGCATGATCACGGATTTGCTGCGATCTACCTCGCTGAAAAAGAGTTCATGATGGATGAAATCTTCGGCCTGATGAAAGGCGGTCTGGCCGACATCGTTCGTGCAAAACTGGTGTGGGGCTATGATCAACTGAGCACCAGTTTTAAGGCTCGTCATCTAAAGCATTTGCGCACCATCCAGACGGCGTGGAGTGAACAAGATGCAGCATGAGGCCACCAGCTCTCTCGATCGCCAGGCGTTGATGGAGAAGTTTTTAGAGAGTGTGCCAACCGAAGAGTTGCTAAACCACGACATTAGCAGCTGGTACGCCTACAAAGCTCAAGAGCAGGCTGAGGAAATGCGTGATGAAATGGACTCACCAGGCGGTGGGCTTCTGAAGTTCCTCAGCAATGGACCGATGTCAGGTATGGCGGCAATGATGTTCGCCAAAGAGTTCAAAGACACACCGGCCACTAACTATTATGAGCTGGCGTATCAAGTGCCTGAGATGGGATCTTTCACGGTCACAATCCAGCGAAACGATGGTGAGACACCTGCCCTTCAGCTGGCCGCAGCTAAAGAGCGCATTGCTTCGCTGGAAGAATCGCACGCTCAGGTTATTCAGGCGCGTGATTTGTACAAGCAGAGCTGGCAGCTGTCATCTCTTCAATCGATGTCTCGCTCATTCCGCGATGCAGTGAGAGCTGCGCGCAAGGTGTGGCTGGATGAGAATGACCCGAAGGATGGCACTGACTGCGTCACACCATTCGATCAGTTCCTATACACGGAAGTTGTTTCTGGTGAAGGCGTTGATTTACCAGATCTCTTCGAGCTGATGGAGTGGGCTAAATATCCAGCCGATGGGCGCGATCTCAACTCAGTGGCCAAGGGCAAGATGTCTCGTCTTATTCTCGCTGCGACTGGTTTGGGTGATGCGTCACTTACAGTAAGCGATCGGTAAATCCTTCAGACAAGTGGTGTAGCGCGGGGAAAGCATCTCGCGCTTCATCTCCCAATGGTTATCAACCCCCTGCCCTGCGAACCAAACCTTCCCCAACCCTGTTTTATTAATCTCGTCGATGACACTCATTAGCTCATCTGCTTTGGCTCGGGGTTGGTGTTCGCTGAACATGTCCAATTGAGCGACACCGCTCTGGAAGAAGTCACCGAGCATGATACCTGCGCGCGCGTAACGATAGCCATCACGCCATATGCTTTTCAAGCACTGCATGGCAAACGCTACAATGTCACGCGTGTCGGCGGTCGGATATTCGCAGGTGATCGAAGCGCTGCTGCCATATTGAGGCTCATTGGCATAGCGGCTTGTTGCAATGAAAACCGTAATAAGCCGGCAACGTGACTTTTGTTCTCTCAACTTCTCTGACGCGCGTACGGCATAAGTGCAAACGGCATGTTCCATGTCCTCCAGGCACTCAACACGCTGCCCAAAGGATTTGGAGGTGACGATCTGCTGCTTTGGCGGCGGCTGCTCTTCAAGTGGGATGCACGATTCACCATTCAGCTCACGAACGGTGCGTTCAAGCACCACACCGAAATGTTTGCGGATCATCGTCGTGTTGGCCTGTGACAGCTGTAGCGCCGTTTCAATACCCATCTGGTTAAGCCTCTTAGTTAATCGGCTCCCAACACCCCAGACATCACTTACTCCGACCAGAGCCATCAGTTTGCGCTGTCTCACCGGGCTGGATAAGTCTAATACTCCGTTTGTTTTTGACCATTTTTTGGCGGCGTGATTTGCTAGTTTTGCCAAAGTTTTACTTTGCGCAAATCCCACACCTACTGTGAGAAATGTCTCCTGTTTTATTCGATTGCGCAGTTGGTGGCCGAACTCTTCAAGGGGCATGTAACTAGAAATTCCCGATACATCGAGGAAACTTTCATCAATGCTATAAATTTCCTGACCAGGCGCCATCTCTCCCATGATGTTCATCATGCGCTTACTCATATCAGCATACAGCGTATAATTGCTGGAAAAGACCACTACGCCCTTCTCTTCAAAGAAACGCTCGTTTTTAAACAGTGGATCTCCCATTTTTATGCCTAATTTCTTGGCTTCAGCTGATCTAGCCACGATACAGCCATCATTGTTTGAACACACGACGACTGGCTTTCCACGCAAGTCTGGCCGGAAAATTGTCTCACATGAGGCATAAAAGGAATTGGCATCAACAAGGGCAAACATTTGACGGCCTTATTATAATTACTGTACGTATATACAGTTATTTTAGATCGCCTTTTACAGAACGCCAAGCTAAACGGGGCTCATCGCCCCTAAGTTAGTAGTCTGCGAACTGAGCATATGGAATGCGTAGCCCAACGCGCTTGCCAAAAGAGTTGGCGAAAGTGTTCTGGTATTTGCTGACGTAGCGAGCTTGTAACTCAGAACCTGTCCAGCGGATGATCACCCCTGAATATCCAGTTACCGTTCCATCATCTGAAATATTACCTGGTACTGCATTCATTAAGAACCAAGGATTGAAACCGGGAGACGTAGAGACTGTTACATTGTCTACGTTCGAGTTTGGTTTCAGCTCAAGGAATCCCCGGATGCGTGGCGCCAGGTTAGCACTTTTGGCACTCCATACTAAGTTTCCATTAGCATCAAGAACATCAAGATAGCCACTTTGAATAGGTACATTTCGGCTTGTTCGCAAGATACGACCGCTGTTGTTCTGGAAGGACTGGGCGCCAGGGAAGCAGAACGCGCCCGGATTAAGCTGAACCCAATATAAATAACCCGGAACTGGATTATCTGCCTGCTTCAGAAAGCCAAATGGGTAATCGCCCCCAAATGGATTTTTGATCATGTAATAACCAATATCAGTAAGACCGGTTATGTTACGTACATCACTCACTAGTGTATTTCGGTGTTGTGAATCAACCTGAAGTGCCCCTGCACTGTTGTATACCTCAAAGCCCATTGCCATAACTGCATCTCCTTATGCGTAGCTGTAAACCTCGACCGTATAGGTCTCGCCATAACTTGTCCCAAACAACCGGTAGACTGTAATTGCATTCGTGCTTGCTTCAGCAAATGCTTCAATGAAGAAGTTCGGTTTGACTATCGCCCCGAATGCGGTGGTTGCTGTGATGCCTGCTACCCCGACAGTCGCCGAGTTCTGCCCACGAGGAATGGTGATGTCATAGGTTCCAATATACCTGCAGTTGTAATCACTGAGATCGACGACAAGTTTGCCGCTTGCATCCCAGCATTGAAGCCCGAAAGCCATGGTCAAAATCCTTTTCAACCGTTGAAAGTCTTGACATTTTACATTTTAGTTAACGCCTTAAACAAATTGTTTTATGCCGTGTCTTATATGGAATAATAACACCAATAAGAAAACATTTTGTTTAATGGTGGGTACATGAGCACGGCACTTTCAATTATCGAAGCATCTTCCCCTGGCAGCAGCGTTGCATTCCGCGAAGAGCTGGCGATCATCAATAACATCGTAGCTGAGTGCGATCGTGAGATTGCCCTGATGCACGAGGTGCACGATTACGTTTATGGTGATGACCGTTATCAGATGATTAATCGTTTGTTGGAGCTGAACCACCAGCCGGATTGCAACGCGCGCCCGGGCAGCACTCTCTCCAAAGTGAACTTGCAGCATGTTAAGGAGAACATTCACGCACGTTACTGGCAGCGGGTGACTGAAATGACCAATGTCTTAATGATCATGCCAGCTGCGCGCCGCGAGGAATGGCGAGAACAGTTTATACAGGGAAAAATGGAAGTTTCCGAAGAACGCAAAACTGGAATGTTCAAGGATACGTACCGAGCAAAGAAGTATGTGGGCGTCCCTGAGTTCACTCTTCAAACAGTCGTACCGACAATGGTCTCGTTGTTGAATGACCGTCACAAGTACCTGGTCGAGCGCGTACACGGTTTATTCAAGGCACTCAGCCCACACCACAAAACCAACAAGGTGTTTGGCTTTTCAGAAAAGATGATCATCTCTTATGTCTTTACCGACTACTGGAATGACAGTATTTCAATCAACTACCGCAAAGAGGACGTACTCGACGATCTGCGAGTGATGCTTCACTTCTTCGCGCATCAGGAAATTACAGAGGTGGCGCCGTCACGTCATGTGTTCAGCGCGCTTTACCGTGACAATAAAGCAATGAACACCTGGTACAGCATCGACGGTAACTTGATGCGGGTGAAGATGTTCAAGAACGGCAACCTGCACATTCAGGTGCACCCTGACGTAGCATGGAAACTTAATGAAGTTCTGGCGGTGGCCATGCCAGCCTCGATCCCGTCAGAGCTGCGTAAGCCACCTGTAAAGAGCGCACCGCCGAAAGAGTTTGGGCATGTTCACACGGAAGTGAGCAGCCAGGCCAGAAGAGCGTTATCCACGATGAGCAATCGTTACGGCAGTTGGTCGTATAGTCATCATGGTTTATCCAAATCAGAGATAGAGAAGGCTGACGCTGTCATTAAACGGATCGGCGGCGTCCAAACCAGCAGCCATTGCTTTAAATTCCCATATGAGCCTGGGAACATAATCAGCATGATCATGGCCACCGGTCAGATACCAGATGTTGTTGCTCACCAGTTCTACCCTACCCCCCTATCAATCGCCGAGTATGTTGCGGCCGCGCTGAATATGCAGCCGGGTGAAAGCCTGCTTGAGCCGTCTGCTGGGCGGGGTGACTTGCTTGCGGCTGTCCCGCTGGCACATGAGTTTGCGACCTGCGTTGAGGTGGCGCCGCTATTTGCCGAGATCCTGAAGGAGAAAGGCTTCACTGATGTGCATAACATCGATTTCATGGACTGGACAAAAGACTACACCCAGATGAAGTTCGACAAGATCGCCATGAATCCGCCGTACTCAGAAGGCCGTGCCAAAACACATACTCTCGCCGCTCTGGAACATTTGAAAGTTGATGGCCGGCTGGTGGCTGTTCTCCCTGGTGTGCCAAACCTGACAGAGTGGATTGATGAGCGTCGGTTTGCATGTGCGATCGGGAAAACTTTTGAAAGAGAGTTCGAGGACACCGGCGTTACTGTCACCGTCTGCTTATTCAAGCGTATCAGCTAATTAAAGGGCTTCTTAGGAAGCCTTTTTTAATGTCTTCGTTCCCGTTTTCACGCATTAGATAATTACACCACTTAGAAAACAAAGGAATAAATTATGTGCATTATGGCAGCAGCTCAGGCAGTACGTGCGGATCGTCACTTAAACAAATACATCCGCTACAACGGCATGGCATTATCAAAGCGGGAGTTGGTAATTCGACTGGTGAATGAAGGCAGAGTGCCAGAGCAGGTGGAAGTAGACAAGGTACAGCCAGCCACCAGAATGCAGATGTTTCGTTGGGACAATGAGCAGCAACGGGAACATGAGCGTAAGCGCGCTGCCGGTGGTAAAAAGACCGAGTATCGTCTCAGCCGGCACGATGGTGTTTACATTGAGATCAGCAAAACTATGCACGACTTTGCGGCGCAGCTGCTGGCGGAAAAGGAGGTTGCTCATGGTCACTGAACAGATGCACTATGAGTTCCTGAAGGCGAACTATAGACATGATCGCTTTGAGGGGCGGAACGGGAACGGCTGGGATAAAGATTATTCGGCTTGTATCGCTCGTAGCTCACTCCAGGCGTTAGAAAGCCATGGATATACCTGCATCTCCCAACACGAATCGAAGACCGGTGATGCCATCTGGTACGATCGGAATCTGAACATCGCAACCTATAGCGAAATGAAAAGGAGGTTTGGCGTATGACATATGACATATACGCAATCGACCGTTTGTCACTGGTTGATTCTTGCTTGAAGGAGTTAGGCATTGAGCGCACATCAGAGAATGCCAAAGCAGCTCAGTCATTTTTTACCGACGAGCTTCGTCGGGATGCGGCCAAATTGGGATGGGAGGACACGGCCATTGTCACCAAAGCGTACCATCTGATTAAGGCCGGTTTTGACCTCAATAATTGACCTTTTCTATAAGACCAAGTTGACCTGGCTATTTCACACTCAGCTGATAAGCCCACACCAGTAACCACCTGGGATTGTGGGCATATTCACCCATAAGAAAACAAATAAATAACCGATCAACAAAAAGTCAACGTCGTACCCTCTTTTTGCCCCAAAAGTTGATCTGTTGCAGCCACCCCACTTATACCCGCCAAGAAATCGCCACAACCACGCCAGGGAAGAGACATTTCTCTGAACCAATACCATTTGCCACCCAAACGATAGACACGCTGAGAATCGCTCCCGTTGCGTTATATGCGATAGCAAAACAAATTGTTTCACCACATAAGAAAACAAGTTGTTAAGGCAATAATTAACTGGCACAACTGCCATTACCCACACTCCCATAACCGCAAACACCCACCTCACTTTCATCAGGCTATCTAAGAACAACCCTCCGACTTACTGCAGGCAACCCAGAACCCCATTAACCATGGACAGCACCGGAAACAGGAAAGGGAGACACGCCATTACCCACATGCCCGGAAGATTCAGCAACCCCAGACAATCCAGCACCAACACTGGCGGGAGAGACAAACCTCAAAAGCAATAGAGAGAATAAGCTGTAGGGGAACTGCCATTACTTTCACATCCGCGATTCACAACATACCCAGCTACCGAGAAGCGAAATCCCCAAGAGTAAACTGGAGAGGCGAATACATGAAAAGGAGACACGCCATTACTCACACCTCCACGATTATCAGAAGAGAAACACCCAGACATCACAACCAGCAAATCACCACTAACCGTTATAGGGAGTGACGAATACCCCAGAAGGAAGAAAGCAAATCCCAGAGAAGAAGAGACCGCGCTATTAAGCGTTGTAGGAGAGAAATACGTAGGGATTGCTCACTATAGTGGTCTGTCATCATGGGTACGTTTGCGCATAGGGAATGGGGGAACTGTAAGGGAGTGAAATAGTGGAGGGCGCGCTTCAATCACCGTATTTATTCAACCCCTAAATTTCCGTCGCCTTCACATAGCACCTTCAGCTCGAATCCCCCGCAGGGAAAAAGTTGCCGCCGCCCCAATACCTCTATTCACCCATCCTCCCCTGAGCACACCGACGGTTGGCGCTAGCCTCCGGGAAACGGCGAGAAACCGGTAAAGAAACGGTCAGGGGAAATTTTCGGGAAACGGGTGGATGCCGGCACAGAAAAAGTAGGCAAGTGGTGGCTCGCCCCAGAGAAAGGCTCAGGCTCATATCCCTATAGTTGGATTTCGATTTATAGCCTGTAGTCACCCATGACCAGTGGGTATTGTTGGATGCACTCTTGAGGGGTGCAAGTCCTATTTTAAGGGTTGAGGGTGACCAGACGGGGAAACTACCTGCGGGAGCCACCAGCGACCCTGACAAAACAGCTTTATCCCCTATCCGTTGTTGGCATAATAAGACCCATAAGAAAACAACGGAGTAAAGCACTTGTTTAAACATTTAAATATTAGCATCACGCTTCAGGGCATGGATACTGACGACATTTCACTTGATGACGTTATCCGATCCGAGGATGTGGCCAAGCGTATTGGCTCATTAATTGGGGAGGGTTACAGAGAAGGCTCATTCCCATTGCCAATTGATGACCAACAAATGTCAGTCGCCTGGAACTGCACTACTTCTGATTCTAATTGAGGGGATTACTATGTCTGTGAAAATGCCTGGGCTACTGAACTTCTGGAGCGTTGACGAGCTGGCCGAGTGTCTAGATGGCGTCGGCAAGGAGCTATATGCAAAACTGTGGTCATACATACCCGAAAAAGGAGATGGCCCGAAAGGAGTTGAAGTGTGGAACGAACTTACTGAAGAGCAGCAGCAGCGCCTGGCGGACGCGGTGTATTGCGAGTTCCCAGATCTGAAGGCGGATGACGAAGACGATTCACTTTAATCAATAGGCCACCAGCACGGTGGCTTTTTACGCACTTGAACCTGCGGCAACAGCTACCGAACATCTACCAGCACCCGATACGTTGCGCTTTGTGCCCTTTTAAGACACTGTATTATTTACACCAACTAGAAAACAATTTGTTTACATGGTGTGAATATGAATCTGATGCAAGCTATCGTTAATTACCATCGCAGCACGTTCAATCCGGTTAAGCGCTCAATCTCCCGCGTGAATCTGGTGGACATCACTGCAAACGGAGTAATTATCGGCGTGTTTCGTGAGAAAATTTTTGAGCATAAGTCTCTGGAGAACGGTGAGTGCCAGCGCTGCAAAGTGGGTGAGCGCCTGTCCATCTCAGTTATACGCACTAACCGTAAATACAGATTCGCAAATATTCAGCACTTCCCTAAAGACCAACTTGAGCGGGTGCTGGTTCTCGTTAACCAGATTGCCCAGATGGAGATTCAGCGAGCGACGATTGCCGTAGCAGTATAATCATGTGCCTTTGACTAATTCAGTCAGCCCACCTTAATCCTTGGTGGGCTTTTTTTTGGTTCAAATACCCGAATCTCGCCGCAGACAATTTGTTTACTGCCTTTACTCACATGCGATAATAACCAACATAAGAAAACAACTTGTTTAGGAAAAGCACATGAACGATACAATGTCCGACTTTCGCGAGATCTCAAAAGAAGAGTACAACGACTATAGCGAATTGGTTGATGGTAACTTTACAGTCATCGATGCGCGCTGGGTGGTTAGTATTGATATGCGCGACGAAGAGCCAACCCTCGTCATCGCAGATTGGAGCAATGGTGACAAAGATGATAATGGTTCTTTGTTTGATATGAGTCATGCTTGTGGGGATTACTACAAAACGCTGCCACGTCGTTACTTCACTGGCTGCCAAGCCACTGATGCAATCTGGACGACTTATCTCGACCTCATCGCTCATCGAGATGTAGAAGCGTTCCTCAAGTCATTCGATTAAGCCCCTCATGGGGCTTTTTATTGCTGTCGTCTCCCTTCGGCTTGTAAGTAGTTAACTACCTATCTACAATATCCGCGACTAAACATGACATGGAGGTCATATGACATACAAGGCAACAGAACTGGTTTACGACATGTATTACGCCTCTGAGCGAACCGAAGATGGTAGCAAGGTGGCAAAGATTACTGTCCAGATCCGTGATACGTCCGTAGGGCTTGAGAAGCAGATTAGTACCCTGGTTCGTACAACCCCGAAAGATAAAGCGCAACCTGCGGTGTACTCCATCGGTGCGCAGACTGTTATGGATGGCAGCGACCCGCTGCTGGTGGCTATTGAGGGTCATTACCGCGCATCTGGTAAGGATCTGTTTGAAACTCTGATGGATGAGGTAACTGACTTCATCGAAACGGGTATCGACAACACCAGCACCTGGATCGGCGCATATGGCATGAAGATTACCTCTGGCGTAACACTGGATAATTATCTACCTGCTGATGTGCTGGCCGCAGGCCAGACTGCTTAAACCACGATGGCGCGCTAACCCGCGCCATTTTCTTATGCCCGATAACAACTTGTTTTCTGCCGTGTGTCACTTGCGATAATTAGTCCAACAACAAAACAAGAGAAAAGCACATGACTGATTTTAACGTTACACCCAAAGCAGAAAACGTCCACCTGCTTTCCTGGCTCGACCTGAACGAAGCCGAGCAGAACGAAATGGATCACGTCGAATATGACGACCAGGGCAGCACCCGTTTCTTCCATCACGAAGGCGCACTATTCGACGTGGCCGATTTCATGATTGATGACCGTGCTCCTGAATGGCATGCCGGTTATCCACTCAATGCCTTCGCAATGCTGATGATCCGTCTCACTGATGGTGGCGACAGCGTAGACATCGGCTTGATGCACTGAGGGCGCCATGAAATTCCAACCAATACCAGAAATCAAAAACCCTGAGACGGAAGCCTTCGCTCAGAAGATGGCAAGAGAGTACCAGACGCACGTTCAGCGCCACCAGAAGGGTACAGACATCTACGCCCAAGCGTATGGCATCTGGAAGACCAAAATCGATTTGTGGCTCAAAGAGCGCACCCTCGTGCGTTGGGAAGTATTGGCATTAAGCGATCGCATCGTTTCACTCATTGGGAAGCCGTAATGGAAGTTGTATCAATAAAAACAGCAATTGTAAGCACCGCTCACGTTCGCGAAGAAGATATGCGCCTGTTTGAAGAGAAGTGCCGCAACGTCAACTACTGCTGGTGGATTCACGATACGGAAGGTGGCGCCATCCTACGTATCGATGCAACTCAAGGAACGGGGCTGGAAGATCTGAAAGCTGATGGCCTCAGTGAGTTCGCTTACGCCAACCTTAAGGCGCTGTACGAAGCCGACTATGGCTACATCCACCTCGACATGGATGGCCCGACCGTAGAAGAGCTGCCGCACGAAGAATGGTAAACGCCCAACCTCACCAGCTCAGGCTGGTGGGATAACCCACCCACATTCCCGGAGGCTAACCGACCATCCGGCTTACCGCAGGCCACCACCAATGCCGTAAACAACGTATTTACTGCCGTGTGACCAATGCGATAATTAGACCCATAACAAAACAAGTTGTTAAGACAGATAACGAGAAAAGCACATGAATCAGATCTACCAGATGGACACCCGCTTGGGTAACGCACAAGTCCTGTTCAACACCATTCATCATGACGTGCGCAGCGTGACAGTGGACGGGAAGGACGTTACAAGCACTCTGGGGGCTTATGAGATTAATGACCTGCAGCTGGCGCTCAAGTCTGATCGCTTCTACAAGCGGGACATTGGTAATGCGCTGGTGGTTCGCACCGGTACAGGGTTATTCGTTTTCCCACTGCGCGGCCGCAACTGTGCGTCGCGTCGATTTGAAATGGCTGTCCAGATCGCAATGCACTTCTACAACACTCGTACCGGATTAGACCCTGATTGGGTGACATCCACTGCGAAGCGATACGCAGATCAAGCAGAACGCTATACCGGTGTCATTCTGGAAGCGGGTGACTTTGAGTGGAAGCTGAAATTGCCAGAAATCACGTTTAAGACCCGTAATAGCCACGAGCTGATAATGCTCGAAGGGAAGTAGCGAGAAGGGTAGGGGAGGGCGTCGGAAACGGCGCTCTTTTTGTTTGGTCGCGTGGCCGCAGGGAAATTTTTGAAAACGGCCATTGCCCTCGAAGGGGAGCCGTAGGGAAACGGGTAGGGGAATTTTTCGGGAAACGGCCAGCTTTCGGTATAGGGATTCAGGTACAGAGCAGGTTTGGCTTAAGGGATGGTAGACAGGTGACGCCAGGGCAGCCCAAGATCGACCCCAGCCATTTGCCGAGCATCCACCTAAATGGCTTTCCGCCTATGCTGTTTTACCACTGGATAGCCAGACAACCACGCCAGCCAGTAAGCGCACATTGTACCAGCGCCACGCGATGCCAGCGCACATTGCCGACACATAACAGCGCGCCCATATTGGCAACGTTGCACCAGACAATGATCACAATTTAAACATGGTGATTTAAGCGCGCTGTAAAGCGTTCTAAGCGCGTGGATCAATAACGTGTGTAACTGCATTACCCAACATTAAAACGCGTCTCTGTGATCGTCTCATTGCGTCGATTTTTGGTCTTGTCTCCTGTGCTACGATACAACGAAAAAGCGCCCATAGTGGGCGCTGAAGTGGTGCGGATCTGGAAAGCAAAAAGCGCCCATAGTGGGCGCTTATGATTAGCAGTAAAGATCGCGTTTTAGTTTTCCGATTGTGTCAACTAAAAACATATAACGTTTTTTTCTTTCCGTCATATAACCATTAACGACATCGAAAAAATTTAAATTCATTGCGTTAACTTCCGCTTGTAACTCCTCGCAAAGTTCCGCTTTAAATTTCAAATATGCTTTATTTTGACGCTTTAAATATTCTTGCTTAGTCATTCGATCGTGTCCATTTAAAAGCGCCCATAGTGGGCGCTATATTCCTTTATTGAGCTACTGCGAAAGCATCACGGATATAAGACACAAAATCATTATTTAACAGTTTATATTGTTGTGATCCGTTTTTAGCTGCGCCAGCTCCTTTGATCTTCTCAATCAAGCCCAAACGTTCACACATGGCGATTAACTGATTTGCTTGCGTATACGTTTGATCCGCTTGCTTCTCGTTTTCTTTCTTCGCTTCATCCATCAGCGACTTTATTGCACCATTGGTGAAAACTTCCATTTCATCTTTGATAATTTCAACAATTGCAAAAACGCGTGAACCAGATTGATCCGCTAATGAATATTCGCAACGTTTAGCGCGGATAGAATTAATTAAGTAGACCAGTTTTTCTAAGCTATAGCTATTCTCCATTGCTTCGCGGAAAAACTGCTCTGGTGTTTGCTTGCTTGCTTTAATCGCATAATAAAACACGCTATTTGCTTTATCATCAGTCAGTGGCTTGCAAACGTTGTTGGTGAAGTAAGCAAGTTTTGTTTTTGCAGCTTGCATAGCTTTTTTATCTGCTTTGGTATCTTGTCCAGCGTTATAACGAGTAGTGTAATTTTGTTCGACGCTTGCAACAGTTTCAGCTAATTCAGTTGCAACAGTAGTAGCAGCTTCAAAAACAGATTTTTTTGAGATGATGTTAGACATAATTTTTAATCCTATATATTTGCGCAAAGCGCTGAATGTTTTGTTTATCGTTAGCATGTTTGCTTTCGATGGATTGCATTATGGATGAGTTAAAAAACCGTTCAAGTGTTTTTTATGATTTTTTTTAAAAAAAGATGAAAAAAGCAAAGTCCTAGAAATAAACGTGTAAGGAAGGAAGGTGTTCCCTCAATAAATCCCCTGTTTCGGCCATCCCCCTTATATATAATTGACCGGTTGGCCATGTCGACTAATAAAATATTACAGCTATTAACCGTAATGACCTTATACATAATTCACCGACTCAATAATTAACCACTTGACCGCTATCGCATGGATAACCTTATAGCTTGCTGATATGATGCAACGGTGAATAACACACCTGTACTACATCACCTAAATTAAATTACCCTTATAGATTCGGGATGAATATGAAAATTGCCTATTTCGCTGCAACAGCTGCTGTACTCCTTCTCTCCGCTTGCTCCAACCAACCAGTAGCGACCAGCGAAGCAAAAGAAGTATCGTCGAAGCAGATCGTTGATCGCACCCTTACACAATCCGCCACCGGCACAATACTGACGGTCGTTAAACGAGATTCTGGGTCTAAGGGAGCATTCTGCACCGCGACGGTTGCTGTTGATGGGAAAGATGTCGCCGAAGTAGGGATGTCTGAGAAGGTGAGCCTTTACCTTGCGCCCGGTGAACACATTATCGGCGCTCGGCTTTCAAGAGCTATGCCGTTCTGTGCCGGTGAGAACGTTGAGGCAATTGTGGATGTGAAATCGGAGGCCGCTTACAGATTTGGCAGTAATGCCGGTGGCGACTTCTATCTGAACAAAACTGCCTGGTAAGATAAATCGCGCGAATTAATTACATTCGCGCGATTATTGCTTAATCTATGATGGAAAAATCACATTCATATATTATCTTTCTGAGGTCATTAGCTGTACCTTTAACTCTAAGGTGCTCGACGATTCCAGTAAGATAGTCGAACTCAGGAAAATTCCCTCTAAAGTAAACAGTATAAGTAGCACACCCCAATGCGGAATTTTCTTCATCGTAATAAGCAAGTTTGATTTGCTCTAAGTAATCTGCTACTTGTTTTATATCGTATCGTTCGTTAGACGACCTGCCGCTCATGAATGCGCTAACGGGAATTTTACAAGATTCAATGTATTTGCTGTTATCCTTAGTGAGAGTAAATTCCATCACTCGGAAAATAAACATTCTCTGCATTTCATTAAGTTCTGATAACCTGGATTTCAAAATTATTAAGTCGTCCCTGATATCACTCTCTGAATATTTATTATCATCAAAGTTAAAGTCAAGTTGATTGGTTTTGACGAAGTTTGCCACTGATTGATTCGGGTTAACACTTGCTACTTGAGTTAGCTCCAAAATGTTGGTGTTTTTCCCAGGGAAGAAATCTCCAAAATTATTTTCGCAAAAAGTATAGAGTCGGTCAAAATCAGCGCCGGGTTTTTGACAAATGCAACTCGCAACATCAGATAAATTTCTTACATGAGTAGAAAACCCCTTCCGAGTGTAGCTCTCGTACTTGTCGTTAGAAATTAGCATAATCCAGATGTTATCATAGTAAGCATCCAAACCATGTTTGACTAACATATCCATGGTTTTATCAAACTTCGCTTTTGAGCCATCAGATGTTACTTGGATAGCGATGCGTTGGGTTACATCACCTAAATCTATTGCGGGATGGTTGTGTTTGATTAAATTCAAGTTAACCAAAGAAAGGTTGTACACATCATTCAAAAGGTCTGTAAGCACCAACTCCATTGTTTTGTTAATATCAAACATGCTCTGTTTGCTATTGAATGTGATAACTGTGCTAAGTAGAGAAAATGCAAAGGTCAAATTATTATTTTTTACTTGTCTAGTTAACATTTATTTCCTTCTTATATTATCCACAACATTTAGGTTGATTAGATAGGAAGGGTCGAAACACTCCCTATAAGTAATTCATAAAAGAATAATATTGCTATGTTTGGATTTTGGCAATCAAAACGGAATGATACGCTCAACCCAATCGAATAGCACCATCACCTGCTTGCCGCCTTCTTGTCGGATATTCACTTGGCAGGCAGTGACACCTGCTGATTTGCCTTCTAATTCTCTGCCATCGACCATGTACACGCGAATCAGCTTTTCGCTTTGATGCGCCTGGCGACAAATTTTAAAGAAGTCGCGCTTTGATGGCTGGTTTTGGTAATCATCAGCATTGATCGTCGTTCTGCCTTCAAAGTTCGTCTGCACCTCTTCTTGTTTAACTGTCTCAATCGTAGCCACACGCTCAAGCGGCACTCGAACGCGATGATCATTGGCATCGAATCTCGGTGTCAGATCAAGTTTGTTGCGTGCCGAGAGCAGCCCATATACGAAGAGAGAGAATACCTGCCCATCCTCCAAATACACTTTTACAGGAACACGTTTAGCGCGGTAATACTGAAGCGAGCGCTCAACATCTTTGTAGTCTCGCGGCCAGACCTCAGCAGGTATGCCATATGTAATATCGGTAATAGTCATTTGATGTCCGATTAAATGTTTTGAGTAGGGTAACACGCAATCTAATTGAGGTGGGGGAGGTACCGAGGTAGCGGGCTGGTCGAGACCAGCCCATTGTGAAGTTAAGGCTTCGGTTCTGGGGTGTTTGAGTGTTCCAAACCAGCGAGCAGAATATCCCGATCTTCTTCGGTCATGTCGGTGGTGTTGTACAGTTCAATAATCCTTTGTGCGGCTTTACTGGTGGCCATTGCCCTTTTCGAGTACCGCGCGAAGTCGGCCATATTTACTTCTGCGATGATCATGTCGATTACCTCAGACTTGGTCATCTTGACGCCAGATTCTTTGAGTTTGTCTTTAAACGCTTCGACTTTGTCGTTAGCGCGAGGACTCAAAGCGACCTGACAAAAAACAGGTTTTGGTTTTTCCATGTATCAGTTGCCCAGAACATTAAAATCAAACTTCCCATCGACCGGTAACACCCCTTCAGCGAAGCCGGGTGTAGTGTCAATGATGTTTTTGCGCTCGTAGGAATGAGACATCAGGTACTTATTGGAACTATCAATAAAGTCAGAGATAAAACAAACATTTGCCTGATTCTTTTTGGCACGTAGACCTCGCCCGACACGCTGACGCATCTCGACTTCTGCCTTACCACCACCAGCGAGGATTACCGCGCCTACGCTTGGGACGTCAACGCCAACATCAAGTATGGTGGAGCCAATGAGAATGTCTATTTTGCCTGCAGCCAGGCTCTGCAATTTTGCTTGTCGTACTTTCTGGGATGATTCACCGTAAATGAAGTCAACCCGCAATCCCTCTGCCTGCATCATCTCCATTAAGATCTGACCATGCCTTTTGTGCTTTACCAGCGTCATACAGTTTAACTTGTGTGACCTATACATTACAGCGGCACGAACAATCGCTGCATTACGGTTTAGGTTGTAAACGATGCCTAGTTGGTACGCCTTTTGGTATGGCGTGCTCATAACGACCCGGAAGTTCAGGTGTTTTGATGCAAGTTCAGCCTTAATCCTAGCCTCATCTGGAGTGTACGCGATTTTATGATATAAGAAGTAGGGTTTTGCCAAAATACCTTTATCAATCAGATATTTTTCTGTCACCTTTATCTCAATTCGGCCGGCAACAGCCATCAATCGCATGTTGGCTTCAGTTGAGTCCTTCATAAACGGAGTAGCTGTCAAAGCCAGACGATAATCAGCGTTGTGGCAGAGTCTGGCGATGTCGTAAAAGCTTGAGCCGGATGATTCGTGCGCTTCTTCCAAAATTAGGAGGGAAACGCTGGCAAGAAGCTGTTTGATAAGCTCTCTTCGCTTGAGGTGCTGGGCGCGCTTCTCGGGAGAAAGGTCAGATCCCGGCTCATTTAGAAAACTGGAGAGTGTTTGAACGGTCGCAACGTTGATATGACGTGATACCTTCAGTTCGCCCGATCCAATCACACCAACCTTCTGCCTCTTAAGCCACGGCTCGCCATTTTCCGCGCGGTAGTCGATGGATTTTTGAAAGTTATCTGCCATTTGGAACATTAGGACAGAGCGAGTCGTGATAAACAGGGTCATACGACCGATACGTGCAGCTGCTTTGCAGGCAATATTCGACTTGCCGCCACCGGTAGCGACCTGGGCAATCATCCCGCCCACTTTAACCATGGCTTCAACTGTCTGATCTTGATATGCGTAATCGGGATTGTAAGGGAATGGGTTAACCGCGGGGTTTGGCTTGCCAAGAGCAGAAACCATTGGCTTACGAATGTGAGTGGCGAGAATACCAGCTCGGTTTAGCTTTGCTGCAATAGAGCGAGCAAATCCAGCCGGGAACGAGCATTTTGACCAGTTGAACATGGTGCTACGACCATCCCAACCGCCACTGCCTGAAAATGAGGCGCCATCAACATCGTAGCTCAACATGTCTTGGACTATCTTTTTTACGTTGTCATCCGCCCCTGAGATCAACGCGTTGACTGCGTTTGATACAATATTAACGCCCATGTGTCTTTCCTTAGTGCCTTTATTGTGTTAACAGGCTATGATTTAATAAGTAGTTGGTTACTTAATGGATTATATCAAAAACATGGACGTAAAAATTAACATCTTGCAGGTGGAAGTAGGGCGACTACAACCAAACCCTTGGAATACAAACTCCGTGGGTCTCCAGAATTTCGAAAAACTGAAAGGCTCAATCGACCGGCTGGGCTTCTTCAAACCGATCCTGGCTCGCGAGCTGTCGGATGGTTCGTTCCAGATCCTCGGGGGTGAACATCGCTGGCGCGCCGCCATTGAGCAGGGCATTTCCACAGTGCCAGTTATCACCGTAGGCAAGATCAGCGACGTGGTGGCGAAGCAAATGTCTTTAGTCGATAACGAACGCTACGGTGAAGACGATCAAATCGCTTTGCAGCGTCTGATTGAAGAAATCCAGTCAGAAACAGGATTTAGCCTTTCAGAAATCGCCCCATTTGATGACGAAATGGCAGCGACACTGGCCCGAACTGCGGCTTTCGATATGGCGGAACTGGAGCGACTGACTGATGGCGATGAGAAAGCGGCAGAAGAGGATAAGCGCGAGAAGGTTGAGCGTTTGGGTGTGGAGCACCAGACGATGCGCTTCAAAGTCACCTTCGACTCTGCTGATTCAGTCACTACAGCCATTAAATCCATCATTGCCGAGCAGGGCATTAATACTGGCAGCGACATGGAAGACGCTGGAGAAGCCCTGGTGTGGCTCGCAGACTTTTACAAGGAACGTAATTGATGAGCACCCCATTTGAGATCGTGTATCTCGACCCTAAAACTCTGGTTCCATATGAAGCCAACGCCAAGAAGCACGACCAAACCCAGATTCGTGATTTGGCTGCGGCAATTGCTAAGCGTGGTTTTGACCAGCCAATTACCGTTGATAAAGATATGGTGATCATCACCGGTCACGGCCGCCGAGAGGCTGCAATTTTTGCTGGGCTAGAGCTGGTGCCGGTAATTATCCGAGCCGACCTCGACGAGGTCTCTGTTCGCGCAAAGCGTCTGGAAGATAACCGCCTGGCCAGCACTGATTATGACGCCATTAAGCTGCAAAAAGAGCTGGAAGAGTTGGTGCTGGGCGATGAGGTAGTAATTGGCTTCGATGAGCGTGAGTTAAGTGTTTTGGTTGGCAGCATGACGGAAGACATGGCCACCGATTCTCTGGTGATGGATTTGGGGCATGAATCAGTGCGCCAGCATGAAGAGCATGAAGAGATCTCCCGGGAAGTGGCTGAGTCAGAATTGCGAGTAATCGACGTGCTGGGCTTCAAAACGCTCCCTGCTGGTTCTGCGCTGGTAGTTGGGGATTTGCTCGCCCACATGGAAGAGGTGACGGGAGAGAGCGGGGCAGAAGCATTTGTGGCATATGCGAAGCGTGTTTGTGAGGAAGTTGCTGAAGAGGAAGAGGAATGAGCAATTACCTTATCAATGTTGCTTTCCAAACGCGTGTAACTAAAACCACTCGAACGCTGGAGATAGCAGAGTCATTTGGCCTGGGTCTTGATGAAAAGGAGTGGTCGCTTTACGACAACCTGGAGCTGGAAATCAGGGACGGTGATGTCGTGTACATTACCGGTCAATCAGGCTCTGGCAAATCGGTCGTGTTGCGTGAACTTCAGCGTTTGATGAGGGAAGAGGGGCAGGGTGTTGCGTCGATCGAAGACTTTGCCTTTGACGACAGTAAGAACGTCATCGACCAGCTGGGCAAGACCACCAGCGAGGCGTTGGGTCTTCTCTCTATGGCTGGGCTGAATGATGCCTATTTGTTTGTTCGTAAACCTTCTGAGATGTCAGATGGCCAGCGCTACCGCCTGAAAATCGCAAAACTTATCGAAACCGGCGCAAAGGTATGGGTTGCTGATGAGTTTGGCGCTGTTCTGGATCGAGTAACTGCCCAAGTCGTTGCCTCCAATCTCCAGCGCGCCGCGCGCAAAGCTGGGGCAACTGTCATGGTGGCAACCACGCATGAAGACCTCAAAAATGCTCTGCGCCCGGATGTGCAGATCACCAAGCACTACAAAGAACGTGTGAAGGTGGATTATGCAGCTTAAAAAGGTTTTCCCGATTTATGAGGGGGCAGAGCTGCGTCGCCGCTGGACGCATGAAGCTGAATGGCAAGATTGGCTTCGCGCCCATGGTGCTTATGGTTTCCGCGTCGCCCCATATTACAACCGCTGCGTCGTGGTGTTTGGTGAGAAACGCTATGTAGAGGTGATCAAGCAGCTCTATGGGCTGGATGAGAGTGAATATGTGGCAGGGGTTGGTGGCATGGTCACTGACCTGGGCTACATCCAGTACGACACCAATGTTCACTGCGTATATCTGCCTGAAAACTACAATGAGTCGGTTTACTGGCATGAAGCCTTGCACATTGCGCTTATCACTGGTCAACACCATGATTTGATGCCTTCAGATCAGGAGGCTTTCACTTATCTGCAGGGCTACATCGTTGAAGAGTTCGTGAAGGCGCGCGTCAAGTTCCTGGCCGATAAGAAGGCGGGTGGTTTGCCGGCGATCGAGGATATTGTAACGCGTCACCCCTCAACCATTCGTCGCGGTGGCTATGGCAGTCGGAAGGTGGTGCGATGAACGATGTAACCATCAAACGCTACAAGCCAGATGAGTTCCCGAAGCATTTGGATTTTCTGGAACGAATGACTGTGACGCGCGGCACCGTGGATGATTGGAATGCTTTGAAGTCGCTGCATTACAAAACAGACGGCAAGCCATTCGCGCCAACTTATTACCGCTGCGAGCTTGATGGTCGGCTGGTGGGAGTAGTTGTTGTGGCTTTCCCTAAATTGCTTCTGGCGCCGCGTCACCGCATGTTCCCTAAATTGAAGCCCACCACTAACACGACAGTGGCCAATCAGTTCTGGGGGCGTTACGTGAATAACAACTTTGCGGTGATCAGTCGTTCAGTAGTGGACACACAATACCGTGGAGTGGGTGTTTCGTATCGCATGATTAACCTTGTGAGCCGAATGCACAACAGGCCGATCATCGAAATCCAGTCTTCGATGAGCAAATACAACCCATTTGCGATGAAGGCAGGTTATCAGTTTATTCGACCAGAGCGTCCGAAGAGTTACGAAAGTGCGCTGCGCGTATTCCAGCGGCATTTCCGTGCTGACCCGGGCGACAATGAGAGCATTATAAAAGAGCTGTTCTCGATGAGCGAGAATCGCCGCCGACGCGCGCTGGTGGATCTCGTTGCCGACTATCACAAGAACTCATCGCTGGCGAAAGCTGGGCGTAACCGTGGCACAACCGTGCAGGACATCGCCGATTCGCTGGTGGATGAAGCCAGTATCGTGAAATTGCTCAAGGACATTCACAACCTTAGCTTTACGTCGCCGCTCTATGGTGTTTACCGCAACCCGGATTTTGGCAGGGATTTGCCTGACGTGTTGCCACTACTGGCATTCGACAACCAACCTTTAAATGCGCCGCTGGATCTGGCGCGTATCTCGTAAGGAAGCGAGCAAATGATTTTGACAGATAAGCAGAAAGATATTCTGCGCACCATTTACCTTGGCCACGATCGCGGCCATTTACTTGACCTCGATGAGCTGCTGGAGGTTCTGCCATACAAAACCACAAAGCAGAGTATGCAGTTCTCTCTCCGAGCGTTGATCAAAAAGGGACTTGTCGAGAAAGGTGAGTTTCGAGCGCGCGGAGATGATGGATACCAGCGCCGTACACTCGGCCTGACCGTTATGGGCAGAGCAAGCGTAAAGCTGATGGTGGCATGAGAAAGACCTGCTTCCCATAAATAATTAATAACTGGTTATTTAAATATACGGAAGCAGGCTTTTTACCACTCCCCAATCAAGTTGTTTTCTAACCGTAGAAAACAATTTGTTTAGCAACTCCAGAAAATGATTTTACTCGGCGCAAGGAAGCGCCGTAGTGGTTTAGAGGGAACTATGACGACCGAAGCTGAAGAGGTAAAGGTCAAGGTCACGCCAGCTATGTGGGCGGAGATCGAGGCGAAATGGGCGTCCGGTGAGTACACGCTTTCCAGATTGGAAGACGAGTATGGGCTGCGCCGCGAGACCTTCTCTCGTTATTTCAAAAAGAAGGGTTTGGCCAAAGGAGCCGACTCAGTTGGCAAGATGGTGCGTGAATCCCTGAAGTCAGATGCAGAGATCCGCGCTAAAGAACGCGCCGACAAAATTGATGATCGTCGTAACAAGTATGACAGCTGGGCATTCACACTTGGCAGAATGGCGATGGGTCAGGTTGCCGAGGCGAAGTCCAAAGGCGCATCGCTTGCTGTTATCGAGGGCGATCTAAAGTCAATTCAGCGCGCCAGCAATATTCTGGCTAAGTGCTTTGATGTGTCATCCAAAGCCCTGGGCATGGATAAAGACGAAGGCTTGACCGACGAGATCCCGAACCTGGTGTTTGGCGAATTGACACCTAATCAGGTGGCAGAGCTGCGTAAATCAGATGAACCAGATCTGATTGACGATGATGAGCTTGAGGCACTTGAAGAAGAAGCAGCAAAAGACGCTGAAAGCGTTTTAGAGAGCGAAGCTGACGATGATAGTGGGGAAGCATAACCATGGCCATCCCGTCATCGCTGAGCTTGATTCAGCTGCATTCTGGGCAGATGTCAGTGTTCCAGTCACCCCATCGTTTCAAAGTGGTGTGTGCTGGCCGACGCTGGGGCAAATCCCGGCTGTCAATTTCTAAAATTATTCGTGCGGCCGCTTCTGGCCGCAAACAGCGAGTCTGGTACGTAGCGCCAACGTATCAGATGGCCAGGCAGATTTTGTGGGATGACCTTCAGGAGACTATCCCGCGCAAATGGGTGGCTAAAAAGAACGACACCACAATGACGATCGTTCTAAAGAACGGTTCGGAAATTGCCCTTAAAGGTGCGGATAAACCAGATACGCTGCGTGGTGTTGCATTGAATTTCGTCGTACTCGACGAGTTTCAGGATATGAAGCCTGACACATGGTACAAGGTATTGCGTCCAACGCTGTCTTCTACCCGCGGTGGTGCGCTGATTATCGGCACGCCCAAAGGCTTCTCCGAGTTCCATAAACTGTGGACGATCGGGCAAAGCGAAGATCTGCAGAAGAAGGGGCAGTGGAAGAGCTGGCAGTTTGTTACTGCCGACTCACCCTTTGTTCCAGAGGCGGAGATCGAAGCCGCGCGCAATGATATGGACCCGAAATCATTCGCTCAGGAATATCTGGCGTCGTTTGAGAACATGTCTGGCCGCGTTTATTACCCGTTCGACCGCAAAACGCATGTTAAAGATGTGGCCTTCAATCCGAAGCTGCCAATCTGGGTTGGTCAGGACTTCAACATCGATCCAATGTCCTCAGTCATCCTGCAGCCGCAGCCAAATGGTGAAGTTTGGGCGGTGGATGAGCTGGTGCTGTACTCCTCCAACACCGCAGAGGTATGTGATGAGCTGGAACGTCGGTACTGGCGCTCTAAGTCTCAGGTGACAATCTTCCCAGACCCAGCTGGTGCATACCGACAACATGCGCGAGGCGAATCGGATGTGGACATCTTTAAGGAGAAAGGTTTTCTGCGAATCGATCACCCTAAGAAGCACCCGCCGATCGCTGACCGTGTGAATGCTGTAAACCGAATGCTGATGACAGCTTCAGGAGATGTGCGGCTTTATATTAGCCCGAAGTGCAAGGGGTTGATTGAATCGCTGGAGAAGGTTATCTACAAACCGGGTTCGCGTGATATGGACAAGTCAGGTGGGGTGGAGCATAGCGCTGACGCCCTGGGCTATCCAATTCACAGAAGATTTCCGGTTAAAAGTCGTGTTATTCTTGGTGGTTCCCGATAGGTGGTTAGCTACCTATCACAAACACACATTTATATTAAATTGGGGTTTGGTCAAATGGAATTGACTGACAAAGTAATTAAGGATCTGGTTAAGCGCCGGCATCCTGAATACGAAAAGAAAAAGGAGCATTGGGACTTTATTTCGGCCACCTACGCGGGTGGCCGGGCATGGTTCGATGACAACGTTTTCCGCTATTTTAAAGAGGGTGATCAGGAATACAAAGAGCGTGTTGAGAGAGCATACCGCTTTAACCACACGCGTGAAGTTGTAAACCTAATCAACAAATACATTTTCCGCGAAGATATTCACCGCACCGAGGAAGACGCACCAGAGTTCATCCGGGATTTTTGGCGCCGCGCTACTCGTCAAAACGTTTCCATAAACGAGTTCATGGCCGCCATCGATCTGCAATCCTCCATTTACGGGCGAATTTGGGTTGTGGTGGATAGCACAATGGAAGCTGGCGCTGAGTCGGTTGAAGATCAGAAGAAGCAAGATGGTCGCGCCTACGCTTACTGGATTTCACCGCAGCAGATGCTGGATCTGGCATGGGATGACGACGGAAATTTACTGTGGGCGCTGGTGGTGGAAGTCGCCCGTGATGATGCCGACCCGTTTGCTTCTACCGGACAGGAGTTCCAGCGTTATCGCTTGTGGACACAAAACGAATGGTATCTGTTCCGCGAAGAAGTGAAGAAGGGTGGCCAGAAAGGTAATGCCAAGGTTTACCTCGAAGATAGTGGTGAGCATAACCTGGGTGTTGTGCCGGTGTTCCCGGTTGACTGTATTGGTCAAAGCGAATCGCCATACTTCAGCCCATCTCTTATTGATGACATTGCTTACCTTGACCGTGCGGTGGCCAACTACCTGTCGAACCTTGATGCAATAATTCAGGATCAGACCTTCTCCCAGCTGGCGATTCCAGTTCAGGCAATGCTGCCTGGCGATGAGAACCACGGCAAGGTGTTGGAGATGGGAACTAAACGAGTGTTTACCTTTGATGGTGAGGGTGGTTCGCAGCCGTTCTACATGTCGCCAGATCCGAAGCAAGCCCAGATGATCATCACCACGGTTCAAACTGTCATCAACGAGATTTATCATTCTGTTGGTGTCGCCGGTGAACGAACCAAGCAGGACAACGCCAAGGGAATTGATAATTCCTCTGGCGCAGCCAAAGCATACGACTTCCAGCGTGTTAATAGCTTACTGGTGACGAAAGCTGAACGTCTGGAGCGTGCAGAGCGCCAGATGCTTGCCCTGGTTGGCAAATGGATGGGTGAAGAGCTGGAAGACGATCACACTTTGGTCAGTTACCCGGAGAGCTTCGACATTCGTGGTTTAACTGACGAATTTGCTGTTGCTCAGCAGTTGTCAGAGCTGCAGGCACCGGAAAGTGTTCGTCGTTATCAGATGGAAATGCTCATCGATAAGATCTTCCCGAACGTCACGGAGAAAATGAAAAGAGAATTTGAAGCGGATCTCTTGAAATTTCCTCCAAAAAATGTATCTGCGGGTCTTGAAAATAGCTTGTCAACTACCTATGATAAGGCATCTTCTCAAGAAACCGAGAAAACTTCTTCCCAAGGATCAGGGAACTCATCTGCTCAAGCAACCGAGCGATAAGGCGCAAAAAGGAATTTTATGAATCTGTGGCAAATGATGATGGCCCGTCGTGGCCTGATGGACGTCGCTGGCAAGGAAGAGCTGGGCGGTGGTGGTGGTGGTGAACCTTCCAAAGAACAGCAGGCTGAACAGCCTGGTGGCGAAGGCAAGGAGCACAACCCTGGCACTGATGACGAACATAAGCAGGCACGTCAGCCGGAAGCTGAAGACGAATATGCAGGTCTGTCTCAAGAGCAGCTGATCGCAAAATTGCGTGACGCTAAGAAGTCAGGCGCTGAGCTTTTGAAAGAAAGCATGAAGCGCAAGGAAAAACTGGCTGCTTATGGTGACATCGACCCAGAGCGCGCTCGTCAGTTGGTGGACGCGGAAGCTGCGGCAGAACGTGCCCGTCAAGAAGCGGAACAAGCTGAGCTTGAGCGCCGCGGTGAGTTTGACGCGGTCAAAAAGCAAATGGTTGCCGCTCACCAAGCGGATCTGCAGGTAGAGCGTGACGCTCGTACTCAGGTCGAAGCTGAAAATGCCACTCTGAAGGCGCAACTGCTTGAGATGACTGTAGGTGCATCTTTCTCTGGTTCCGGTTTCTTGCGTGATAAGGCTCTGATGACACCGGCCAAAGCTCGTGTGATTTATGGCAACCACTTCGAAGTAGGCGAAGACGGCAGCGTAGTCGGTTATGACAAACCAGCGGGTCAGAAAGACCGTGCGGTGCTGGTCGATGGCCACGGCCAACAACTCGCGTTCGAATCAGCGATTGAGCGTATTTTACGTGCAGATCCTGAAGCCGATGCTCTGCTGCGAAGCGAAGCAAAACCCGGTGCTGGCTCACAAAGTAAGCCAAGTGCCAAAGTAACCACCCCGGTGAACAAGTCAACGATTGACAAGTTAACTGCGGGTTTGGGAAAAATCGTTACAAAATAACATCTTAATCAAAAGGAATTGAAAAGATGCCATTACTGCGAGACGAAGCTGAAAAGCTGTCTAACAACGAACTGGAACAGGGCGTAATCGAAACTATCATCGATCGTGATGACCTGTTTGCCGTTCTGCCTTTCATGAAGATCAACTCTAAGGCGTATCTGTACAACCGCGAAGATTCACTGTCTGAAGCCAGCTTCATTGACGTGAACGATGTGGTTCCAGAAGGCGCTGCAACGTTCACTGAGCATGTGGCTAAGCTGCGTATTCTGGCTGGCGACGTTGACGTTGATAAATTCCTGGCAACCACCATGGCCGACACCAATAGCCAGCTGGCTATCCAGGTTCGTTCCAAAGTGAAAGGTCTGGCGCGCGCATTCCGCCGCAACCTTATCCAGGGTGACTCCACCAAAGACGCGAAATCCTTTGACGGCATTGCCAAACTGATGGCTGCTGACCAGGGCATTGTTGCCAATGCTTCCATGACCTTCTCCATGCTCGATGAGCTGGTTGACGCTGTGAAAGACCTGGGCGCTGACTGCCTGATGGTTCGCTCTGAACACATGCGCGCCTATCGTGCGTTACTGCGCACCGTGAACGTCGGTCCATCTGAAGTGATGATCGAAAACTTTGGCCGCCCAATGCTGACTCACAACGGCATTCCGTTCATCGTGAACGACTTCATCCCTGTCGTTGACGGTGCTGCAGACATCTACGGTCTGCACCTGTCTGAAGAGAACGGCCTGACCGGTCTGTACGGGGGTGACAATGCCGGTATCGTGGTTGAGTCCATTGGCACCGTTCAAAACAAAGACGCCCTGCGTACTCGCGTTAAGTGGTACTGCTCTCTGGCGAACAAGCACGACAAAGCGATCGCTGCGCTGAAAGGCGTTAAGATTTAATCTTAAAGATAGGTAGTCGCCTACCTATCAAAGATCACTAGTAAGGGTGGGCAGTCGCCCACCCTTTTTTTATGGAGTAACCATGGCAGACAAAAAAGTACGCATTACTGAAGAAGTGCTCTCGGACTACACGGGTCACATGTTTTGTGTGCCTTTCGTCAATAGTGTGAGCGCTAATCCAGTTAGTGAGCGACGTCAGGCACAAATGCTTGCAGCGTTACGCGGTGAGGTTGTTGAGGTAGCCGCGGCTGCAGCTAAAGCACCACCTACAACTCCTGTTGATACTGATACCGGCACTGATTAATAAATAAAACTTGGTCGCTTAAGCGGCCTTTAAAGAGACTCATATGAAATCTGCAAAAGTACGACTGCTTGAATCCTGCTTTAAGAGCTATACAGGGATGTTGTGTGGCATCCAGTTTGAAGATGGCATTTCTGTATCAGAGCTGCCATTCGTGGATCAGCAGCGCATTTGCTCATCTATGCGCGCAGAAACCATTGAGGGCACCAATGTATCTCCTTCTGGCATTTACAGCGAACGTCATGGGTTATCCGCTGACAACGTGAAAGAGACAACTGCCCCGGTAAATGAGCGCATGGAACGTGTGACCACGCAAGCCCACGTAAGCACTCAGCCTACGTTCTCTCGTGAAGAGCTGGAAGCGGTAGCTGACAGCGAAGGAATTGCCGGATTACGCCAGATCGGAAATGAGCTGGGGGTAAAGGGCAAGGGCATCGTTGAGATGATCGAAGGCATTTTGAAAGCCCAAGGCGGTGAATGATGGTTCAGCTCGGCACGTTTAAAAGCGGCGAAGCTGTTTCGCTGTCATTCACTCTCAATGTGCTCGATGCGGCATCCGCAACGTACACCCTGAAAGACGGCCGGGCGAACATTGTGGCGGAAGATATGCCGGTGGAAATTGAGGCTGGCCAGATGTCCGTCACTGTTGTCGTGCCAGCTGAGTATAACCAGCTTGCAGAGCGTGAACGAGATTTGCGCCGTTTGGTCTTGACGGTCAATGACGGAACTACCAATCACCTCATTGAGCAGCTTTATGTTCTGATTGCAGACTTTGAGCTGACGGTTCCACGGCATTCCTTTGCCACAATTGCCGATGCTCAGATGCAAGCAATCGACATGCTTAATGGCGATGCGTTGCTTGCCGATGGCGACAGCCTGATGCGTAAGCGTCTAATTGAGGCCACGAATCGCATTAAGACAATGCCTTTCTCAATTCGACGAATCTTTGGTATCGATTATGACGATTACGATCGACCGCAAAACATGTTGAACGTCACCACTATGCCATTTGGCGCCGCTGGGCAGTACCGCGTTGATATGGTTGATTGGGATGAGCTGACCGATGAGGATTTTGGTGCTTTCCCGGATGTCTTCAGGCGCGCTGTGATGTTAGCTGTGATTAACGAAGCGTGTGAAATTGCCAACGGCAATGATGTAGCTGCCGCGCGCGAAGATGGGATTCTCTCCGAGTCGATTGGCGAGACGACCAACATGTACAGAACCGGTAAAAGTGCTCCTAAAACGGTGGCCAGAAGCACCTGGCGTTTGTTGGCGAAGTACACCAATAACCGGTTTATCGTTCGTCGGTAGTCAATTTTCGCGCCAGAGCCACCAGCGTGGGGGCAGGGTAAAGCCATCATCGATGCACCCGCACCAACTGGATAACTCTGGCGCTGTTTATTCACATGGAGGTGAATATGCACGTTGCCTGGCAAACAGAACTCGCTGTGTATCGTAAAGGTGGGATGAACATCTATGGCGAGTCGAAATACCAGTTTGTAAGAAGCACCAAAGTTGGCGTTGTAAATTTTACTGAAGGCGTCGTTCAGTCGTCCGTAAGAGCTGATAGCTCTGGCAGTCGTGGCAAAGCTGACGTTGAGACGTTCAATGCAGTGCTAATCGTGCCCCTGGCTGCTGATGTGAAGCTGGATGACGTATTGGTGATGTCTGGCACTAAGTTGCTGGTGGCGAGCGTAGAGCGTCGTTGGGGGCTTCGTGGGCGCCCTGGTCATCTGGAAGTCGGGGCTAATGTATGGGTCTGAGTTACGAGGCATCAAAGTTACGACGTCAAGCCAATTCTCTCGATCAGCGTCAAAAAGCGTTTAAGCGTTACCTGCTTCGCGACATGGAGAAGGTTGCAAAGGTGATGGAGCGATTGGCCAGAGCGATGGCGCCGATTGAAACCGGCTCATTGGAAAAGGCGATCTACGCACGCGTAATCAATAACTTCTCTGAGGTGAAAGTCGAGCTTTATGTGTCAGGCGCAAGATCCCGCGAAGGACACCCGGGCGTAACAGTTGGGCAATATGCGGATTACATGCACAACGATCACTACCGGCTCGGTCGATTGTCGCGAATGAAGAGCGTCACCAACCCGCCGATCGAGGGAATGCGAGCGAGGGTAGGGCGTCTCTACATGGAGCGCGCGATTGAAATGGGTGAAAAACGGTTCAGGGAAGCTGTAACGGAAGCAGCGAGAAAAGCTGGGTTCACAAGGGGGTGACATGTTTATTGAAGCGTTTGCTAAATTTCTTCAGGACAAGAAGTTAGGCGGAATTGGTAAAGACACTTTCGCGCATCACATGCCGGCTTCAGTCAAAAGCGGAATTTTGTTGGTGAATCCCAATACCGGTATTGCAATTGACCGTGAGCTTGAAAGCTTTTATCAGGATGTTTTCACCGTAATCATCAGAGAGCCAACATTGTCTGCAGTGTCGGCCAGAGCTAACAAAATCATGGCCGTTCTGCCTCTACTTGATACAGAAGTGCAGGGCATTCGGTTTAAATACGTTAAGCCTCTGTCTCTGCCAATCATTTACCCACAAGATGATGGATCACTGTTCGAAGCTGGTATTCCCGTCGAATTTGCGGCATATCCAGTGTAATCATCATTAAAATAGCTGTGTGGTTACTTTTTTAAAATAAAAAATAGCTATATACTTACTTTTGCCGCAAGGAATGCGGCACCAAATGCAAAAAGGAGTTTGCAAACAATGGCTAACACCCATGTTAAAAATATCAAATTAGGCGCTTGCAAAGTGTCTTTCGGTGGCCAAGATCTTGGCTACACCAAAGGCGGCGTTGAAGTTGAGGTTTCTACCGAAACCCTCAAAGTCACCGTTGACCAGTTGGGTCAGACCACCATTTCCGAACTGGTGCAGGGTCGTAACGTGAAAGTTACCGCTCCACTGGCTGAAAGTGTTCTGGCGAACCTGGTTAATCTGATGCCTGGCTCAACCATGTCGGAAGACAAAAACACTCTGTCAATCAGCTCTGCTCAGGGCGTTAACCTCGTTGACGTTGCTCAGGAACTGATCCTGACTCCGCAGGACGGGACCGACTTCGTGCTGACTCTGCCAAAGGCCGCTACCGCGGGTAACTTCACCATGGCCTACAAATCCGATGACGTTCGCGTGTTCTCCGTTGATTTTAACGCATACCCGGACGACGACGGCATTCTGGGAACCATGACCAACCCAAAGCCTAATGCTGGTGGCGCATCTGTCGCAGTCACTGGCGTAGCTGTAAATCCAACCACGGCAAATATTGCAGTGGGCGGTACTACTCAGCTGGCAGCAGTGTTTGCACCAACCAACGCCACCGATAAAACCGGTACGTGGGTATCGAGCAACACAGCCGTAGCCACAGTTGACGGCACCGGCAAGGTAACTGGTAAGGCGGTTGGCAATGCCCAGATCACCTTCACCACCACTGACGGCGCGAAGAACGCTTCGGCAGCAATCACCGTCGCTTAACACCCAAAGAGGCTCAGGACGAGCCTCTTATTTAAACGGATTTAAAAATGACCAAATTACTCGATCTGGATGCAATCTCGCCTCCACAAAAAGCAATCAAATTCGGCGGTAAGAAATACCCGATCGTCGAAATGACCGTTGGTCTGTTCGTCGCTATTAAGCAGATGGAAGGGAAGGATCTCTCCGCTCTGTCTATGGCCGACCAGGTAACCTCATACGCGGATCTGGTGCAGAAGTTACTGCCAACCGTTACTCCTGAAGCACTTGAAAAGCTGTCGCTGCCTCAACTGCAGCAGGTGTTCACCTTCGCCATGGAAGTTGTTGAAGAAGAGAACGAAAAAGCTGCCGGTGAAGAAGCAAAGTAATTACCCGCGATGAATCCGGGCAGATGGTGACGGTTTCCATCGATCTCGGATTCTATTTCAGTCGTGTTGTTGCTCACTATGCCGTCTCACCAAGAGAACTACTCCAGCTTCCGTTGGCCATGTTTTGGATGTTAAGTCGAAACATTGATCGTCTCCGAGCTGAAGAGGATGTCCGTAGTTTCCAGGTGGCAAGAGTCGCCCAGGCAGATGCGGATAGCGGCAAGGCGTTCATAGAGGGTTTGCAACACCGTATTGGAAGACCAGTCGTTACCGATAAAGTCTACGATCCAAGTTATGCGAAAGCAGACCCCGACGCCAAAGAGCAACTGATGAAAATTTTTGGCGCAGGATGACAAGGGAATGTCTGACAACGTAGAGTTTATTCTGTCGCTGGACGATAAAAAGTTCACCGCGGCAATCGACCGGGCGGGAAAACTGCTGGTCAGTTTTGGCG